GATGTTTCGTCTTTATCGACTATAGTAACTTCTGCAGTAACACCTGCATTAGCACCTCTGCCTACTGTTATAGTAGTTTCTATATCAGTATAGCTATCGATAATATTCTTATCTTGTAGAAGTCCTCTAATAGCACCATGAATATCATTGTTGTTTAATTTAATAATCATAGTACTCCTTAATTGAATAGCTTCTTACCTGCTGGCTTTGCAGCTGCAGATGTAGAACCTGTAACTTCTTTAACTCTGTTAAGAGTCTTGCCTGTGTTACGCTCTGCCCATTTAGGCATCATTAATGCTTCAGTAGCATCTTTAGCTTTCTCAACTACAGTTAGATCAGAATCTGGAAAATAAAATTCTTTCAACTGATTTTCATCTCTAGTTTCAGCAGAGTCTACATAGTTACCAGTACCGTCATTAACTCTCTTATTGACAGTTTGCTTTAGGACTGCGGCTTTAACTTGCTTACCTAATAAAGAAGTAGCTACGCTCTTCTCTGTTGGTTTTTCTTTCTTCTCATTAAAGTCATAGACGTTAACCATTTTCTTTTCACTATTCTCAAACGCTTCATTAATATCTTCGCCTGTAATGATTAGAGCCAGGTTGTTAGCTAGTGTATAGCCAGGTAAATAGTCTTTCTCACCTTTTTGGTTTATAAAGTGCACTTCTTCTTTGCGATTAGTAAACCAAATAGTTTGTTTTAACTTCTTACCATCTTCGCCTAACAAAGTTACATTCAATGAATGAGCTCCGCCTTTTGATTGGTCAAAGTATGCCATATCTACTATTGTTTTATATACGCCAGAGTCCCACAAATATGAGCCTCCACCTAGTGAAGTTTCTTTTAATTTTATATCATCGTGCATACTAAACTTGCCCATAATACAAATCTCCCTTAGTTACTGTGAATAAAAATCTATAAAGGTAGTAACAGAACCCTCTATAGATTGGTTAAATACGGTGCGGAGCACCGCTATAAAATAAGATATAAGCACTTTTTATATAGACTATTTAGCTTACTCAGGCTGTAGCCTTGCTAGCCTCTAGGACTAGCGTCTCCTATAAGTTAGGACACTACTTAATCAGTTGGAAGCACTAAATGTAGTACTGAAAAAATATATGCCCTAACGTATAGAAACTACTTTTTCTTACGTTTTCTACCTGCGGCTGCAAGTTTTTGGAATTTGGCTTTGCCATATTTCTTTCGACCTATGTGTGCTGCGAGTGCTGCACTGCCTACTTTTTTCTTTAAAGCTTTGAATCGTTTACCACTACCTAACTTTGCTTTTGCCATACTCTCTCCAATAATGACTACATGTGTATACGATAGTAGCCGTACCGTTGAAAAATTTGACTAGGAACAAGACTAAGTTGAAATCCGTTAACGACTTAGCAAAAAACTAGTCAAATCTGAAATACACTTTCAGGGAGACTAGGGTATTAACTCTCTTTTTTGTTATTTCTAGGTTTAGTACGTCTTGTGTTTGAACCAGTCGCCATCATAAGTCCAGGTCCAGTATCTGTTTCTTGGTATGGACGAGAAGTTGACCTAGTTATTTTTTTTAAAGGTTTTACTTTTGTTTCAGGATACTCTCCATCTAAATTTCTACTAGAATTTCCTATAATTGCATTTTGTCTTCTTGACATAAAAGTCTCCTTAAGAATAGATATATTTTATTCTATCATAAAATTAACTTAATCCTTGTACTTTATATTGCTGTTCTAGTTCTTCTAACGGTCTTTGCTTACATCTAGAGATATAACGCTCGTAAGCGTCATCATAATTTAAGCCTCCTCTGCTTGCTCTATCTGCATAATCTAAAGCTAATGCTTCGCATAGCTGTTCTTTTGTCAACTTCATTAATTATCTCCAAATGGACTCATAGGTGGCATAGGTGCAGGTCTAGCTTTATCTTCTAGTTCTGTAAATGTACATTTTATGCTAGGCTCTGTTGCCCATAACATTGTAGCTTTTAACATTACTATCTGTTTGTCATCTTCATAATAAACATTATTAAGTGAATCTAGTATAGCTTTACAATAGTTATCAATATCAGCATGATTGTCACAATATGCCCCATTTTTAGCTTCTTTCTTTTTCTTAGACCAAGACTTAGGTATTGGTACATTAAATTGTAATTCAGCAAATATATTGCCTGTCATAGGTATAGTTTTAAGATCTGCAGTAAGTGCATACATATCTTTTTTAAATTGAGTGTATTTCTTGCCATAATATGTAGACCATCGTGTAACTCTAGGTCTACTAGCAGGAACAGGTATTATGTTAAATGTTACTTCCATGATTCTACTTTACTATGGCTATCTTTTCTTTTATCACCTAATAGTCCTGTAGGCATAACATTAAATGCTAAAGAATGCCTTAGATGTTTAGATTTATTTTCTTTAACTTTATGATAGAGTTCACTTGGAAATAATAGTAATAAACCATTTTGTGGCTTATAAATCCATTCTTTACTATTATATAAATTAAACTCACTAGGAAGTAAATTAAAAGCTTTATTTCCAAATTCTTGAAATATAATGTCACCACTATTAGGAGTAGTTTGTAAATATAAAACACCACTCATAAAACAATTAGTATGATTATGAAATTCGCTACTTTTAGTTGGTTCTACTTGAGTAAACCAAGATGTAGTAATTTCAAAATCATTATTAGTATATTTCATTGTATCCCAAGCATAATAATAAAACTCTTTTAAAAGAATATCTTTTAAAAATTGAAGTTTTTTATCATCTAATACATGTAAACCATTTGCAGTTATTTTTGTTCCAGTTCTTTTTGATGTATCAATCATAGATACAACTTTTTTAATATCTAAATCTATTAATTTTTCATATATAGGTTTACTAAATATAGGTGTAGTAATTGCATTCATAACATTTTTAATCTGTTATTTCAAAAGTTGAAACTCTATCATCATTTTTTAATTCTTCAAGAATTTCGTCTTTAATAGCTTTTGATAATTCTTCATTAGTAGGATTATCTGGATCTGACCAGGTACTTTTATATTTATCTGAAAGATAAAGATTCTTTTTTCTAATGTTATCAAAATTAAATGTTACGGATACTTGCATGTTACTTCTCCTTAAAAGCGTTATTAAAAATTTTCCAAAAGTCTTGATTATTTTTCATAGCTTTTTTAATACGTGGAGTGACACGGTTTTGTCTCTCTTTGCGTTGCTCTTCAAAGTTTTTACTTAACTTTGCTTTTTTTCTAGTATCAGGCATTAGTACTATGTTGATTTACTGTTAACCAAACAACTCTTTTATCATCTTGTAAAGACGCTAAACTACTTTCAACAAGTAATTTTTTATTTTTTAAATCTAGTACAGCTCTTTTAATAGTTGATAAAGACTTATCAGCAAAATGACTGTGATTTACTATATTAGTAATACAAGTACTATGTGCTGCAGCAGTAAAAACATAAACATCTTTAGCTGTATTAGATAGATTATAACCCTGTAAAGCGTCATTAATCTTTCTTTGTGCTAATTCTTTTTTACGCCACATAGATTCAAAACTTTTCATGGATTTCATATAGTTTCTCCTAAACTAATTTAACAAATTTAACATCTATTTCTTGGTTAGGTTTTTTATCAGTAGGATAATTATTTAATAAATAAGAAGGTACTGTACCAATTTCTTCTAATAAATCTTGTAAACCAAAAGTAATATCTTTATTTACTATATTTAAAAACATTGGTGATACAAAAGCTGCAATTTGTTCTTTTGTTCTACTTTTAAAATAATAGTTAAAAAAAGCTGTTCTATTTAAATTATAAATTTTATCCATTCACAATCTCCTGTACTTCAACTACAATTTCGACTTCTTCAGGATAACCAATTGTTCTTCCTGCAGAATCAATAACTCTATGAAGTTTAAATATTTGATTTGTATCAGGCATATTATTTGGATCAGGAACTCCAGCAGGATTTTCAATTAAATCTCTAAGTTTTAAAACTTTTAATCTCATAATATCTCCTAAATTATGTAACGTTCGTATTGTGCAAACCATAGTGCTATATAAACAACACTAATTGTAGTTACGCTAAGCATAAAAAATGTTAGCGTATCAAATAGTAACTTTAAAGCTGACATAGCTGTCTCCTAATTTAATAAACTTAATAGTAAAGTATTGCCTTTCTTAGTAAGTATGTTGCGTGTATCTGCATATACTTTTAAACGCTCTTTAACGTCTTCGTTACCAGCAATAACTTCACCCATGATATCCATTGACAGCTCCTTATTATCTAATTCACCGTCAACGAATTTCATTAAGTCTATGTCTGAAAATTTTTTAGTCGTCATAGTATTCATGCAATCTGTCCAATATATGCTGCAGATTGTTATCAATAAATGTTTCTTGTGTGTCCCACATTCTCATAGGACTCCTGATACGTTCATTAACCGTATCTTTAGTCAACTTAGTTTGGTATACATATTTGTATTCCAACAATTTTTCTTCATCATTATAAGACAATAAATCAGATTTGTAAGCTTCTAAATTTTTAAGAGGTACTTTCTTGCAACCAATAACAGTACTGAAATAACTCTCTACACCAGTGTTCATAAGAGAACCTTTGACTTTAACCATAGTCTCATTAACCATCTCAGATTCATTAAAGATATCTGATGTGTGTGCAATAAAAATAATGTTCTTGTTAGAGTTAGCTACATTCTGTGCCATCATGTTTTTCATAAACTGTGCATACTGACCCCATGCTTTCATCGTATTTGTAGATGTAAGCACTTTAGTACTCTCAAACATATCCATAAGATATGTAAGACTGTCGATAACAATTGTATGTACTTTGTCATTGTCTTGCACTGAGTCAATAGCATCAGGTACATCGGTAGGGTCTGTAATAGTAAATTCTTTAAATTTAGATCTGAACGGTAACTTCTTGTTGTTCTCACAGTTCAAATACATTACGCCCTCTGGGTCTTTTAACATTTGTAAGCTTGCAGACTTACCTGTAGCGGATTTGCCACATAACAAAACTAAGTTGTTATTCATTATTTACTCTCCTTCTGAAGTATTTTTTTATCAATTGATCTCATAATCTTAGAATGAATTTCTTCTTGACTGATAGGGTCAGTAATATGTTCATTGAAAGTTACAAGTTTGTTTGCAATCGCATCTCTTGGATAGCCATTGTCCATTAGCATAAAGCCGTATCTAATAATCATAGATGCTCTGTTACCGACTTCTATGCGGTCAGAGAACCATCGCTCCATATTACTCATACCTTGAGCATCGAGAATCTTTTGTTCTTGCTCGATAGCTTTTTTAGTTTGAGGTATAAATAAAGTAGCATCTAGTAGTTCTCCATCGTTATAGTAATGATGTCCGTCATGTGACATCCATTTGCGTGCAATATCTTTAGTTGCAGTATCACAATCAAATGGTAGCCAATTGAAGACATTCTCCATAAATTTAGAATAATCTCTAGGTTTCAACTTTAGGTAGTGAGACATAGGAAATATAATTCTAAATCTGTTTTGTTTCTCAGTATGTCGTTTAGTTGTAGCAAACAGTACTTTGTATTCGCTTAGAAGTTCTTTAGCAGAATTCAAGCTACATTCACCGTCAATGTCTAGTATTAGTAAATTAAAGCCTGGTATAGCTTTATCACTAGAACGGTAACCGTCTAAGAAATTGTGTGCAGTATAGTGGTAACCTGCAGTGCTAACTAATTCGTGTAAACGATTAAACTTAGTTACTGCACCTTCAAAGTCTTTTGTTATGTCAGTACTGTAAGCTACTTGTATTTTATCTAGATCAGTTTCTTTTCAGTGCTTCACCAGATAAAAATTCAATATCATCAATATAACTCTTACGAATAATAATATTGTTTTTGTAACCCCAGGCAATAGCCAGTGACAACATATCTTTTTTCTGTGCTTCTGGTCCTCGATAGAATGGTAACTCTTCAATCAAATCTACTTGAGTAAGCTCTTTACCTACATCTGCAATATATCTTGCAAGACGAGCATATGAGCCTTCTTTGTTAATGATTCGATGGAATTGTTTACCTGAGTCTTCTACAAGTTGAATAGCACTATCTAGATGATATTGTGTAATAGACTTACCACCTTCAACAAATGCATAAGCACCTGCTAGTTTCAATGCTTTGTAATAGCGATGTGATAGCTCAGCTTTTTTAATGTCTTCATGTATTTTTAACTTAGAAGCTCTAGCTTCACAGTTAATCTTGTATTGAAGTAAGTGAATCGTATCTTGTTTAGTTAGAGTTAGCACAGTATTAAATTTATTTCTGTCTGCTAAGTTAGTAATAACTTGGCTAATACGCTGTGTATCTTTAACAACATTAGTAGATGTCAAAGCATCATACAATTCTTCTGCTGTTTGTTTCTTAAAGTCATTGAGTGTATTTGTATAACCAAATAGCATTCTACGAGCATAGCCCGTCTCAAGCATTTGTTTAAACTCTTCTTCTGTTTTGCTACCATCTAATAACTTAGTTGGTGTGCCGAATAACATAAGGTTTGTAGGCGTCTTGCCTATGAGTTCTTCACCACGCTTGTTGTCTGATGTATTCTTAGTTAGCTTTTGCTTGACTTTGCCTACATCATACAACTCTAAGAAAGTATTGAGCATTTCTACATTGCTAGTTAAGTTTGAGCCTACCTCATCTAACTCTAGATTCATAGAACCTGCGTTAGACATTAGCAATTTGAGTCTCATCTGTTTGACTGCTGGTGCAGTACCACTGTCAAAACTAAATGCTAGTGTACCTAGAGCATCATATTCTTTCTGAACTTCAGCCATAGCCTCATCAGAAGATAGATTAGGATTAATCATTTGACGTCTAGCAGCAATCTGTAATAGCTCTGCGTTACTTTCACCAGGCAATACATCTCTTAAAAATCTTGTTCTGAAGCCATCAATGATGTCTTCTTCCATAATATTAGTTGAGAAGCCCTTGCCTGTGCCTGATGGCATTAAGTTTAAAACATACGAGTTAACAGGTATAACCCCCCTATCACGTGTTTCAATATTACATCGCATCATAGAAGTTACTTTAGATAAGTAATAAGCTACGAGTAATCTGAAGAAGTGACGATTCTGTGATTGTGTTTTAGCGACAAGTATGTCTACAATCTCTTCAGAGAATTTAAAGTAAGTAGGTTTTGACATATTATTTCTCGTAACTACCTTGCTTACTTATAATGCGATGATAGACACTTCTGCTTTTGTTAAGGTCTAACTTCTCATTACAAAATTTTGTAAACTCAGCATAAGTTTTAACGCCATATTCATTTCTAAGCGTATAGAGTTTTTGAATTTGGTCAATTTGATTATCTGTGAGTGTAGCATTGTCTCGTTTTTTACGAGTTTTAATGCGTGGTATTAGGACTTCTTCGGATTGTTTAGGTTTTGTAAACCAATTTTTTATGTAGTACCAGGTGTTCATAAAACTAGTCTCCCTTGTTGTATTAAATTTTGAGCTTGCGTACATATTTCTGATACTTCACAGTATCTGCAAGCCTTTACTTCGCCTCGTACAGTAGCAACTGTACCTACTCCACCATCATTGGCTAGTCTTAAATTAGCTTCATCTAAACTGTCATAGTTCTTAGTTGCTCTAGACATTTTGGCAGGGTTCTTGTAATACTTATATACAGTGTCAGACTCCCAGAGTTCTTCTTTGTTACACTCAGGCAAGCCTTCTTGTGGTGTATCTAAGTAATTTGTTAATAAATCTAGCTTTTCAGTAATAAAATGTTCTGTTTGTTCTACAGACCAGATTGGATATTCTTTAGTTATTACTCTAGTCTGAGGATAACTTGGATCTCTTGCAGCTTGTGCTGCTGACCAATCCGTAAAGATATACTGTATGTGTACAGCATTATCTGTAATTCTATCAGGTGCTAACCATTTGTATATGCTAGCTTGTTGTGTGTATTTAAGTGCGTTAGAATCAAAGATATACGACCATACAGATGTACTTTTGTAATCTGAAACAGTACCGTCTACAACAAGGTCATACTTTCCAGAAATAATATAGTCTTTTATTTCTTTTTCATGGCGTTGCTCAATATAGACAGGTATCTGTCCTTCTTCTACTTTGTCAGGGTTTATTACAAGTTTGTCATCTAAGTTAGATACTTGTAATGCTTGTAATGCTTTAGTAATATTACCTCTATTACTCCAAGCTTTTTCTGCAATAGCATGTATAGCAGAGCCCATTCTAGAACTTACTAAGTCCATAATGTCTACAGTCTTATCTAAACCTTTATTTTGATGTGAGAGTATTAACGCTCTCAATGGTTTAAGTAAAGATGTAGCACTAATTACATTTGTTCGTTCATCATAATCATAGTCATCATGCATTAACCATACAGCTAAAGGCATAGAGACATTATTCTTATTGGTATATTTAAATGCCATTGATAATCTCCTTTATTTTTTCAATACTTGCGTTGTTGGGTAAAGTAAATTGTTTATCCCAAGACTTACCTATCTCCAGGTTAGCCTCCATCTTCACTTCATTTGAAAAAATGCTCGGATGAGCATTCCATTGCATCTCTTTAATCAAAGTATCATTAAGAAACTTCACAGACATCGGATCATCCTTGACTAAAAAGTAGGCTGCATCATGAATTGTGTTGATTGGATATATATCATACACCATATCAGAGTGCTCTATTATATTATTTGTAGCAATAAGAGCTCTATTTATGAGCATGCCCCAGGACTGTGTTACAGCGTTGTTTGCGCTTCTAGCCTCTGCTACAGCAGCATATGGTGTCAGTGTAGTGTTATGCACAGTTGTAGCTAATAATGGACACTTTATTCGTAGTCCAAATGCACATTCCATATAGCCATGCTTACCTGCAAAATCAATGTTTTGCTGTGTAAAGATGTCAGATACAGAGTACAAATCGTGATATTGTCGTTCAATAAGCTGAGCTTCTTTTTTCTCAATACCAATATTAGATACAAGAGTATGCCAAGTACCACTGTAAGTTAGTGCAAAAGTGGGACCTTTTGATTTTTGCCTAAGCTCTGGATACTTATCTTCGATAGAGTTAATACTCTTTACAGTATCTTCAATATCAGGCATCTGGTCTTTAAAATAAGTATAAGCTCTTAAACTGTGACCATCATAACCATCAGTGTACACTTTGATTTTGTTTGGGTCTTTAGTTAGTAAAGCATTAACTCTGTCTTCTAGACTGCTAAAGTCTGCACCAGCCCATAAGTAACCTTCAGGTGCTTTAAAGCAAGACTTAATAGCTTTACCATAAATACTATTACTTGGTAGATTTTGTAAGTTAGGGTCACTAGAACTTAGTCGTCCTGATTGTGTACCTCCTAGCTTTAGACTACCGTGCAAGTAACCATTTCTAGTATAAGATTTAAATGCTTTAATAAATGTACTTAGTATCTTACTAGTTTGATTAACACCTATCAAATGTTGTAATATTTCTTTGTGAGATTCTTCTTTAGCTACATGTACCAGTTTCTTAAGAGTTTTAGATCCAGTTGCTGGTTGTTTAGTATCTGTAAAATCAATGGGTTCATATTCTAATTGTGTATAAAACAATTCTCTAATGTTATTATTAGACTTAGGATTGAACTGTAAATCTATAAAGTCACTGTAAGGTCTGCATTTACGCTTAAGCTTATTGTTAACTTCTGTCATTGTTTTATGTCTAAATGCCCAATTAAATTTAATTATTTCTGGATATTTAGCAATAGCTGACACGTGACTATCATGCTTATCTTGTAGTTCTTTCTCAACTTCTAAAACTTTACTATCATCAATAGGTAAACCTACAAGCATCATTTTGAGTAATACTTCAATAGATGGTTGAAAGATAGTTGTGTAAGGCTCAAGTAAATCTTCTTCAATAACAATATCTCGATACTTGTCATAGACATACCATGTAGCCAAGCAGTCTTTTAGATTGTATTCTAGCAAGACATCAACAGGTAATTTAGTAGCGTCTTTAACATCTACACCATAGTTACCAGCAAACTCTAGAGAATTAGACTTTAGATCTAATTTAACCTCTGTTCTGCTGTTTTTAGCAATGTAGGTATACAACATGCTGTCTTCAACATTTTTAAACGCATATAAGCCTTTATGCATCTCGATACGAGAACCAGGCTTATCTGGAAAAAATTCATGAATAATATGTTTGCAATCAAATAATGCATTATGAAATATCATTGTTCCTGCATACAATATGAAAAACTGTCTTAATATTGTCTTATCTACATCTTTCATGTAGATTACTCCACCATTATGTTTATCCCAGGCAAAAGCAATACTAAGAATCTCACTACCTAGATGTAATCCTGTAGTTTCTATATCTATAGTAAGTGCAGGCTTTGCCATAAGCTCTACTACGAAATCTTCAGCTTCAGCTGATGTCATTACATATTTAGAACTGTGAATAATGTTTGGTTTTTTAAATCCTGTGATAGCTGTAAGCCCTTCTTTAATAAGGTCTTCATTGCTAGGATTGTAAAACAATGATTTGTAATTAGGTACTACAACAGCTTTAAAGTTTTCATAGCCATCAAACTTAGGTTTAAATGTCTCACCATAGCAATCTGTTATCTTAGGCTTTTTTGATAAGCCATTTGAAATAACTAGTATCAGCAACAATAAGATTTTGAACAGTTCCTATTTTATTAATTTTAGATAATAGCATTCTAAGATAGTTCTTACCTAGATCTGCTTTTATCTTGCTATCTTCATATAACAGACCATAGACTGCGACATTATCTTGATTTATACCTCGTGTTTCTAAAGGAGTAAGATAATGTTTTCTAATATCGCTTTCAACTATAGCATCTTCTTTAATTAAGATGAGCGTAGTGATTTCTCCACTACCAAAATGGATATTTCGCATATTAGTCCTTAGTTAATGTAAAGTATCAGTAATACTATCTGAATCTTCAAAGCCATGAAATAGGCTAAGTAATTCATAGGATTTATGTAGATAGAGTTCTGCTCGTTCTTCATAAAAAACTAAAGCATCATCTGTATCAACACTTTCAAAGTCTTCAATATTGTTAATTGCTACGTATTTTTCAAAACATAGTGCTTTAGCAAGCGTTTCTACTAAATACTCTAAAGGTATTTTATCTATTTCCATCAGGTTTTAAATAGATTGTCTCGCCTACGGGCTGTACATCAGGATTATTATCTGTACATATCCATATAATTGGATAATCCCCTACATCACGAACATCTTCTGCATATAAGTCAGTGAAATAGATTAGTACATCAGGATTAACTTGATTACAGTGTTCAATTACAGGCTGAAAATCTGTGCCTCCGTATCCATGAAATTCTAATTCTAAGATGTTATCATATTTTTCTACATCATAAATATTATGTATTTCAGCATCACAATCTATGATTGTAAGTTTTTCAGGTTTGAAAGTTTCACGAATATTTTCAATTTCACTAAGCATTTCAGTAATTTCTTGTTGGCTTACACTGCCACTGGTATCTATAGCCACTACAACCTTACCTAAAGTAAACGATTGTTGACTAGGTAAGTAATGATTAGGATAAAAGCGTTTGTTAGGTCTAGCCCAAGAATAGTCATCTTTTGCTAAGTCAGACATAAATCTTTGTAGTATCTCATACCAAGGTAGTTTAGGATTTATGAGATCATCTATAGCTCTTGCTATCTCTCCTGGTATCTCACCTTTATCTTTATTAGCAATTTTAGATTGTAGCTGAGCTTTAACAATCATATCAGTGATTTTGTCAGACACACCTCCCTCATCTAGACCTGGTGGTGGTTCTAATAAATCGCTTTCAAAGTCTCCGCCTGGACCTCCTTCAGGTTCTTCTTCTTTAATAATGTTGTAGACTTCTTCAGTACTCATGTTTGCAAACCTAGGGTCTAGTAAACCTCCTCTTGGGATAGTCATACCGCTTTGTTCTAACATGTAGTTAATGACATAGTCACCTGCTTTGTTCCACAATATTTTATCTTTGTCACCAAGTCTGGTTAAGTGATTAAAGGCTACATGCCACACTTCGTGTGCCAGTAGCCCAGTACGTTCTTGTGGTGAAAGCTTTTCAAGAAACTCTGGATTGTACAAAATAGATATTCCATTAGTACCAGCAGTAGGCAACTTGTCAGTAAACTCATGCTTTAGACTTAGACAAATAGTAGATAAGAAGACTGATTTAGTCATCAAATCTATCTTAGCATGTCTAAGTTGAGTATCTGCTTGTTCGTATTCCATTAGATTAACCGAATAGTTTATCTGCGTTTTTATTAATCCAGTCTTGAATAATTGGATTTTGTTTTAACTCAGGTGCTATAGAATAAATATCTTTCAATACAACTACTTGAAATTCAATTGGTAATTTCTTAATAACTATCATCAATGGCTCAATTGTATCATCATTAGAATGATGACTTATCAAAGTAGTCATTGCATATTGATGTCCTGGCTCATTAGGAATACTAATTGCTGTTGGATTTTCAATCATATCTTCAATAGTCGGTAAGTCTTTGTAAACCTCACAGAATGCTCTAAACTCAGTAGCTGGACCTTCGCCTACAGTACCTGTAAGCACTGCATGGTCTGTTCTAGTGAACTTAATCTTATCTTTAATAATTTTAGATAAGAATTCCCATGTACGTGGTGAAGCAAATGTGTCATCTGCATGACTAGGATTAAATTTATGTAGTAACTCAGGTCTAAATTTAATGAACGATATGACTCTGTGGTCAATATCTGATGCATTTGCCCAATCTAACCAAGCTTCTGGATCTACCATAAGATTCAAATGAATCATTCTGGATTGCATAGCAGTAGATAGTCTATTTACAATAGCTTTATCTGTTGCTTTGTTGCCTGCACACACAATAGCTACACGCTTGTGTAAGTTATGTGCACCTATTTGTCTATCTAAGACTAGCTTGTAAGCTGCTGCTTGGATAGATGGTGGTGCTGCATTGATTTCATCTAGAAATAATAACCAGCCATCATGTCCTTCTGGAATCTGGTCTAGTTTTTCTAGTGGAAACGTAGTTGGTGGTGCATAATCCATACGCTGTCCATCACTTTGTAGTGTAGGAAAGCCATTCAAATCTGTTGGATCTGATTGTGCTAGACGTACGTCAATCAATTTAAGATTATGTTTTTTAGCAACTAGCTTAACAATGTCAGACTTACCAATACCTGGTGAGCCTACTAGCATAGGTGTTAGCTTAGATAGTAATACACTGTCTAGTGCATCTACCATAGCAGAAGATGAGATTTCAATCATTAGTGCTCCTTAATTATCTAATAAGTTTTCAGTTAAACGCTGTTTAAGATTGCCAGGTACAGACACTTCATCTGGAAGGTCTACTGGTAATCTAGTTTGTTTTGGTTTTCTAGGTGGTTCAGCGGGAATGTATTTTTGTAAAGTGCTAGGAAATACTTTACGCAACTTAGTTGTTGTATTATGAATTTCCATAGTAGTTTGTAAATACTTACGCATTTGTCTTTTCTCTTGATCGATTTGATATTCTTCAAGTCTCAAAGCAATAACTTCTTCACGCATACCATCTTGCAATGGAATATCAATTTCTTGAGAATTCCAACCAGTACCTTTAGTCATAATAGGTAACTTAGCATCTGAATACTGTGTCCAAGTAGTTTTTGCACAAGTGTTATCCCAACTTTCTTCAGATGTTGTTATTTGAGCTAGCTCTCTTGCTTCAAGTGTTAATTCAGGAACTTCAAGTCTAATAGTGTCACTAGTTGACACCATACCATGAGGTAACTGATTGATAAGAGGCATTAAAGGTTTAATCCATTCAGAGTGATTACGTAAAACTAATGCACCTTTCTTATCACTAATTTTTTGCATAGGTGCATCATATAAATCTTTAAGAACAGCGTCTTTAAGGTCATTTTGTTTTTGATATGACATTCTCATGTTGTCTCCTTGGGTTTATTAATAAAGTTAGTTAAATGGCTGGAAGCCATATTTGAACTACGTTGTTTATCACGTATTTTTACAAACTCATCTACATAATCCATGCTATTAGCGTTTGGATTAGTAGGTTCATAGTTGTCATTTAAGTAGCCTTTGTCTTTTGCCCACTCAGCGTATGCTTTCATTTGTCCCACGATATTCTCCTAATCGTTTAGTTTTAAAAATTTGCGCCATATCGTATTAACTATTTCATAGTCACGAGGTGAAAGCGTATTCCACCAGACACCGTTAAAATGAAGTAATGTTTTAAACTTTTCAGTATCAACATTACCATTTTTAGTAGCTTCATATACATTTCCTAAATCGTCAATGTACATATCTTTACTTCTTAAAAAAATATATTTATTCATTACATCTCCGCTGTAAAGTGACAATCTTCACCAGGATTTTCATTGAAATATAATAATATTTGTGTTCCAAAATTTAATCTTGCAAATATTGTCAGCTGTTCTCTTAAAAAATCTTCATTAATATGAATGCCTCTAGTTTTTTCATAATGCTCAATAATCATTTCATCGTTATAACCACTGCCACTTGAAAAAAATTCATTTAAGATTATGTAATTACCTCTTAATTGACGTTTGCAAAGATCTATACCAGCCTTTACCTTGTCAATATCAGAAAAATAAATAACATAATCAACAAAATCTGAATAATAGTCATCATCAAAGTCCTCATCATCGTCATTATCTGTATTTCTTTCTGTAATATCTATTGCACCAAAATACTCACCATCGTCACTAGACTGTACAGCAAACCAGAATTTGCCACTTATGTCGCCATCGTAGTGTCTACCCATTAGTCTTCTCCTAAGTTAGGGAATATTTCTATGTCCTCTAATAGTAACTGTGTACGATTTTGAGGATTATCTTTGTATAACAATGCTGGCAATTGTTTAATTGCAATCTTGTCAGATACAAGAAAGTTTTCAGTTACATAAACAATTTCAAAGCCTCCCATTAGTCTTACGACATTGATTCCAGGATGTCCTTTTGATGTTGATATAACGGAAGTAGTAAAGAATTCGTTACTATCTTCTTTTATCTTGTATAGAACCTTCATACCAGGCTCTATTTGATTAAATTCTAATATTTCCATTACTTTACAAATACAAGTTTATCAAGTGCTCTTGTACAAGCAACATAATATAAGTTATCTTCTTGTTGTTTTTCCCACTGTATATCTGTTTTTTCTTTGAAATAGTCACAGGTATCAGCTTTGATAAAATAAACTGTGGGCGATTCAAGACCTTTAGCTGCATGAATAGTCATTAGCTTTCTACAGCTAGCACTGTCTGAATGCATAGCTAAGTTTTTAACAAATGTTGCAATGTCACTAGGACTTGCAGCTACATTAATAATAGCAAGCAAGCTGTCATATTTATTTTCTATGCCAGTAATGCTCCATTTGTGACCTTTAGCTCTTGTAATTTCTTTTTCATATTGGTTAATAACATTATCTCGCATAGCAGTAAGGCTACTAGCTCCATTAAATACTCTATTTAAGTCTTTTTTAAGTTGAGTAATGAATGTGCCACCAATAGAAAAATGTTTGTTTTCTTGGATGAATTTGTAAGCAAGCTTAACTAAATTATTATTTGTTCTACTGATAATAAAACATTCATCTGGAAAATCTATTTCTGCATTACCATTGACAGTGTCGATTTGTCCTCCTGTTTTATTACTAGTGATAGCAGGTACTATGTGTTTAACAGTAGAAATAACTTCTGTAGGACATCTGAAGCTTTCTGTAAGTTCATATTCTACAGGTGAGTAGTGTTCTCTAATTCTGTCCATAGCATATGGATCACTACCTCTGAAACCATAAATAGCTTGATTAGTATCACCTACAAACACAATGCGTTTAGTAGGAATACAAGTTAAGAAAGCTATTTGTTGTGGATTTAGATCCTGGCACTCGTCAATAAGAACAATTTCATATTCTTCTGACTTCCAACCATTGTCAATAGGATATTGAAGCATATCTTCACCACTAATAACATTAGTGTTTTCTTGACCTTCTTGCATAATATCTTTAGCTTCTGCTGCAAAGTTATATGGCACTTTGAATCTGTCACAAGTCTCTTTCCAAGAGTCTTTAGATATATTGCCATTCATGTTCATATGCTTACCAACTAATGCTTTAGCACTAGGATGTACACCAAGATTGTTGTACTTGTTAAAGTTAACAGTTGCATATGGATAATGTTTTTTAGTCATAGCTAAGCCAAAAGCATTAAATGTTTTGCATTGCCAGCCTAAAGGCAGTTTAGGCACTACATCTTTAACAATAGCCTTGTTAAAAGCTAGATAGATGCCTTTTCGGTATCTTGTAGCTAGATGCATAAGCGTAGCAGTCTTACCACTACCAGCTACAGCATTAACTATGACTGTAGGCTCGTTACTATCTACAACAGCTTGCTGTTGAGCAGTCAAATTGTGTTGTTGATTGCCTGAAAGAGTGAATTTTTTCATTGTTTGTTCTCGATTAAATTTTCTGTACGATAGACATTAATTTGTTGTCTTACTTCACAAATACTAGCATCTTGAAAATACGCTAGAGGCTCTGCAAATACTTGTATAGCCATCTTATCCAATGAACAGGTACCTTTATGATTATTAAGGCAACCTCTAAGTTCACAAGGATTAATTTTAAAAACTTGCATAGTCCCCCCTAGGGTTAAGATAATTTTAGTAAAAAGTATATCAAATCAATAGTACAGAGTTAAGTTTGATATATTTAAAGAACCGTTCGGAGAACGGGTACAAACTGAAAGAAAAAAATAACTGACTCACCTCGTAAATGAGATAAGTCAGTTAATTATAAAATGTGATTCATTATGACAGCATATATTGGCTGTTTAGAATTTCTTTAGCTAAATCAGTAGAATGTTTAGTAACAGGTACATATTTACCACTAATTTCACTAAGAATGTCAGATAACAAGTCACTATTAGCAATTTCAGCTAATATTTCTCTGTATGTTTGACACACTATTTGAAGGTAATTAGGACTAAATACAAAACAATCATGGATATGGACAAGTTCGATTTTCATAGCATGGCATCGTCTAACCATTTCTCTAGCTACATAGCCATCAACACTATGTACTATATTAGCAACTAAACTTCTGTAGTTCTCAGAAGGTTGTTGTTTGTTATATCTGTATGTGAATGTACGATGATTAAGCTCATCAACTTCAATACGGATATTAGTCATTTCAGTAACTGGTACTTTAGCTACATGACCATCTGGTAATGTCCACATGTGTACATCAGAGTCAAAATCCCAGAACTCATTAATAGCATCCATAACATCTAACGCACCTGGTAATGTATCGTCTAACGATGCGTAGAATGCTTCTAATTGAGGCTCTGTGAATGTTTCTTTAGGATTAGCTTCTGAGTTATAGAATGTAGTCATAACAGGTTTCTTGACATCACTGCGTGTAACTTGATCTGCAGGTTTCAATAGTTTATTCATTTTGTCTGTAACAAACTGATAAATATCTTCTCTGTTACCTGTATTGACCATATTACATGCTTTAGCAGTTACTTTACAACCTGATAATGCTGACATTACCTGTAAACCTGATGCAGTAGCGTCAATACTCATTGTATAACCTGTAGCAATACCTTTCTTACTGTCTAGATATGCTTGTATTGCTTTAGAACCTAGTATTGGTTCGTCAAATGTATCAATATTAAAGTTTAATTGTTGATTAAACCAATTGATACGCTCTGACCATGTTAATTTATCATGACCAGCATGACCAGCAATAGCAATCTTTAGGTTATCCAGGTTAGTTACTACCTGTTTGTTAAATAATGATAGTAATGCTTTACCATACTCGTTAGATTGGACATTTAAGTCGTAACCTGATGAGTATGATCTACCTCGTTTGTCATAACGCCATACGAAATAGAATGGTTTACCAAAGTAATCGCGTACTACACGCTCAAATTGGTCATTGTCCATAGCTTCATTAGTATTAACAAAGTTAGTATAGGTTGGTATATCTATTGTCCAAGCAACTGATTGTAATAAGTTGAGTGCATCATAAGCTTGAGGCTTATTGTGATGAGTGCCTTTGCCTAGAATGATAGATTTACGCTCCCATAGCCATCCACCGTCTGTATTGGATATCCAATCATTAGGTTTCTGTAGCATTGGTGGTAAATATTGTAATACATTTATTTTATCAACTGTATCAGTTGTTAACTTGTATTTAGGTACTATTTCAGTACTATCATTATTCAATTGTATATCATACAATTTACCGTGACATATTGATAATATTTCAGCACCTGTTTTGACAGCACTAATTTGATTCCGATAGCCTAAAGTAAAACCTAGTTCAGTAGCTACGCCTTGGATAGGTTTTGGACGATTAGAAGATAGAATAATAGCAAGTATATTAGTTACTATCTCTACAGTATTAGGAAGGTTATTTATTCTATCTTGTTTAGATTGATAATAACTACCTGATCTATAACTATTAATAGCTATAGTCAGTGCTTCTGTAATTTTTGTAGGTATTTCGTCTAATACATCGTTGAGTATTAGATTGTTACGCATTCTCTTTGAGTATTCTAACTCGTTGTGTAATTGAATATTCATAGTGTCTCCGTTAATAAGTGAAAAGAAAAATACATAGACATAACTCCAACTAGTATTGGCATGCCTATGTATTAGTTTTGTTAGGATTGGTTACCTAACCCTTCGGTTTAGTTTTGAATACCGCAATATATGTTTACGGAACTAGCAGTAAGTGCTTCGCAATGGTATTCTATTTGAGATTTAGCTTTGTTTGTCAGAGACCTAGCCTACCTTATTCAGGAATTACGACTAGCATCTCTAGTAAGTATATAGCGTCTTCAACGAACCAATCGTTTTATGTGTAGCTGGATTTAGATGCGTGACTATATCTTGTAGTATCAATTGAGAGTACTACCAGGTACTATCTGAATGTACTATCTCACTGATATTAAGTTATTCAATTTATTAGATCATTCACTAATAATAAGTGGGTAGTGCACTAACTCAAAAATACACTACCCAGGCTGATTATATAACTTTACAAGTCATTAATCAAATCGTCAGCTTGTCCAGCAGTCATAGGTAGAGTTATATCTTCTATGGCTACACTAGATAAAGCTGTCTTTACATCTTTGAGTACTGATTTAATTTCAGTCTTACTAGATTCATCATCTAGGTCATTCTCAAAGTAGTTAATAAAGCCGAATAACTTATCTTTACCTGTCAACTTGAAGTTAACTTTGTTGTTGTTATTTTCGGCTGTTACATCAACATCTGCTTTAGTAACTATTTTCAATACTTGTTCAGCATTGATATGTGCAAATGTACTTGTTGGTCTAAATTCAATAGACTCGTCAGGGTTTAAACGAATACTAAATTTAGTCGTAGTTTTAGTTGACGATGTTCTACGATTATTGGATTGAACGATACTCATATATATTCTCCTATATAAGAAATACTAGCTAGAAAGGATATCAATCACGCGCTAGTTACATGATTAATATTTGGAATTTGTAATAAGAGTTTTCTCACCGACTATCAGAATTAATGATATTTAGTTGGCATAACTCACTGTTACATGAGTCATACCTAACTAACTACCTTATCTTCACTTGTTGTGAGCTTATTGCCTACTTAGGTTTGTACGGTAGTGAATAGAGGCTGTTTACATGCACCTCAACATGTCACTCATCAAACTGTAAACCAAATTAAAGCCATAACGAATAGAGTGCATAGCATTAGGAACACTATACCCTCAAGAACTGAGACAATCATTATGTCGCGTTGTAACCTAGTCATGATGTACTCTTATTCTTTGAGCCTTTCGGTCGACCTAGTTTCTTAGCATGGTCTAATTCGAACTGTTCTAACTCATACTTAGATTCTGCTATAGCAATCTTTTCTGAAGTTGTTAAGGCAGTATTAATTATTCCGAATGATGCTCTTGTTGTAGTTTTAAGACCATCATCACTTACAGTTAAACTAACTAATTCTGCTGTATCTTGAACTGTTTGACCTACAGCTGCTATGGTATTACCAATTACTTTAAATATTTGCATATTATTCTCCATGAATGAATTTATAAGATGACTCGAATGAGCCTAAACTGCGGCAGCAGACTATCCTATTCTCCGTGTCTCTGTGTGTAAAGTGTCAAAAAGATAATATGATAAGATTATCGATCAACCGTTGTTTGGTTGATGATAACCTTATCATTGGGGTGAAACTACTTAGCGTATTTAGCTCGTAAGTTTCCAGGCTCACCCTTATTTCCTTCAGTATAAACCTTGAGGTATAGTTTCACCCCAGACTTTGTTGTGGCTAGTAATTTGCCTTCAACTGAGGCTACTTCAGATTCAAAGAAAGTAAAGTCCTCTTGGCTCATACGATCTTGACCTCTTAGCAAATTACTCCACATCAAAGTATTTTCTCCGTCAGTTATTGCAAACGATAGAGTCTTCTCATTCTGTGGCACTTGGTTAGCTTGTTGTACATTGTAATTTATCATACATATTCTCCTGTGAGTTAAGATAATTGTCGGAGATAATTCTCCTAAATGACGGCAGTCAACACTTACCTAAGACAGTACGACACAACTATAGCAAATAAATAAAGATAGTTAATCTGTTGCTATAGGGGGGGCGTACCTGTCGTGGTAAGTACACACACTAAGTTTCTACACCCGTAGTAAATTATGTAATTTTTCTATAAGCGAAAATAGCACACTTAGTCCCTGGGATCTCTCTTGCTATTCTATGCGACAAGCTGTAGTTGACGTAGTCAACGGAGGCTTGGAGCTATATAAAAAGATATCTCTTAAGAAGGGAAGCGCTACAGACCCTATTCCGACAACACCGAGGTTGACCTGAGAGTTAACTTTTGTAGTTGAAAAGTTATCTGTGGAGTTAACTTTTGTTAATTAGTTTACTTGCTAGGGGATGTTATGTTATACTTCCCCTGTTGAGTGTACTTTTCAGGGAGAACAATGCAGACACCGTATACTGCAGGCTGGGCAAAGATACCTTTAGATAACTTGTTAGTAGTAAATGAGCTGATTGGCTCGTCTTCTATCTTTAGTGTGTACTGTTGCATGTTTAGGAAGTTACCGTTGAACGGGGATAATATATGCAATATAACACAGGCAGAGATATGCGAGACGTTGGACATTAAAAAGAGTTATGCGTCACGTTCTGTTAAAAGGCTAATCGATTTAAAGGTAATAGCTAAACATTCAAGTAAACACTATATGCTGAATCCTCAGTATACAATCCGTAATAGTAACGATGACTATTTTAGTTTAATGAACAAGTTTGAGAAGTTGGTCAAGGAGGACGAACATGCAGACAGCTGATAAGCAGCACTTTATTATTGTAGGTTACGAGCTGGGGGCGGGGCTGTCGGAAGGTAACTTGCATGAGACCGTAGATATAGTATGTGACTGTCTTCATCCAGATAACACTGTTGATGATGCAATTGAAGATAGAATGTCTAAGAAAGACATTAAAGAACTGATAGATCAACAATTTATAAAACGAAGAGATGATTGCTATATTGCAAACCCTTTGTTACTATATTGCGTAGATGATGATTATTTTTTAGATGAAAAGCGATACGCTGCGCAAATTAAAGCAGCTAAGCTATATTATGGGATTAAGCGATAATGGATTTAGTTAAAAAAGATAGTGGTGTCGTACTAACAAAAGAACAACTGCAGGCTAGCATGCCTAAGAAGTTTCGTCACAATGTGACTGATGAGATGATAGAGTTTATTAATAGTACAGAGGGCGATGAGTTTAGAGACGTCTACAAAGAAAACCTGGTTGGGTTTGCTGATGTGATTGAAAGCGGGCGTTATAAGATGTTAGATTATGTTAACGCTGTTAAGTTTGTTAGTTATAAGTTAATCGGGGACTCTAATACGATAGCTTACGCTAAAACGTTTCCTGACCGTTATCAGAGATTAGTAGATAAGAATACGCCTATGAAAACGATTGCATCGTTTTCTACGGCTTATAACAAGGGAGACCTTGTACATAAGATTTTAGAAAGGACTTTGGTGCCTGTTCATATTCTTAATATGGATGTACATCAAGAAGCGATTAATACTCAAGCAGAGCTCATGCGTAGTGCTAAAAGTGAGACCGTGCGTCAAAAGGCTGCTGAATGTTTAATCACACAACTGAAAGCGCCTGAAGCAGCGAAGATAGAAGTTGACGTTAGTTATAGCAATTCGTCTATCGATGAGCTCCGTGAGACAACTCGGGCGTTAGCGCAGCAACAATTGAAGATGATACAAAGCGGTGCAGTAACAGCAGAGCACGTTGCGCAGAGTGACATTATTGCTAGGAAACAGGATACTGTCGAAACTGAATATGAGGAGATTTCTAATGAGAATTCTTAATATAGTATTACTAGCGCTATTGGCTACATCTTGTAGTCAAAGCAATCCGTTTGTTCGTGAACCTGTAGATCCGTTAATCATTCCTCCAAATGTTTTATGTGAACCTAATGAAAGTCTGTTGATTTGTAGAGATGAATTACTGACTGACTGTGAAGGATACCTAAAAGACCGACCTATTCAAATAGAGGAGATAGAAATATGAAAAAACATATATTTAAAACAAAAGCTAAACCAACACCTGCAAAAAAATGTGTACACTTCTTCAAATGTATGTGGGAAACTGACTGCGAAGAGCTAGCAAGAGCAGAACTTGCAGAGTTATCACCTGTAGCTTTAGAAGCAATGGGCAAGGCTAGAGGAATTAATTTAGACAGACGTAAGAAAAAGTCTACATTAATCAATGAGTTATACGAGGTAATGTGAAATTAGTAAAGAAAACTGTAGAAGAATGGCTAAATAGCACTGACTATAGTGTTGATCCAAATTATGTACCTAGTGAATTCGCTCTTGAGTTTGTTAGTTTCATAAAGCTTGTGAATGGAGAGCGAGGAGAAGAAAATGCTACTCCTGTTATCCATTACAAGATGTTAGACAATATAACGGGCAAAACACAGAACATTGTTAATATGTGTTCACGTGGATTAGCAAAGACTACCATTCTGTCTGAATATCTAATATTATATTTAGCAGTTTACGGATCTATACCGGGCTTTGCTAACGTAGATTATGGATTGTACATCTCAGATTCTATAGAAAACGGTGTAAAGAAGATGCGTTACAGGTTAGAAAGACGCTGTCAACACAGTGAATTCTTAAAAACTTATCTACATTCGTTTCGATTTACAGATATTCGTTGGTATTTTAAGAATAAACAGGGAAAAGAGCTCGTTGTTACAGGTCATGGTGCTAAAACTGGTGTTCGTGGAACTGTAGAGCTAAACACGAGACCGCAATTAGCTATGTTAGATGACTTACTTTCTGATGATGATGCTCGTTCGCCCACGATTATTGAGAGTGTAGAGAATACTGTGTACTCTGCTATTGATTACGCGTTACATCCTAAAAGACGTAAGGTAATCTGGTCAGGTACTCCGTTTAATGCTAAAGACCCTTTGTATAAAGCAGTCGAATCTGGCGTATGGCATGTGTCTGTATATCCAGTTTGTGAAGAATTTCCTGTAGAACGTGAACATTTTAAAGGTGCGTGGGAAGATAGGTTTGGCTATGACTATGTTCTGGACCAGTATACTAAATCTAAAGGTGCAGGTAAGTTAGACAGCTTTAACCAGGAACTAATGCTACGTATTATGTCTGAAGAAGAACGTTTAATACAAGATAGCGATCTTACCTGGTACAAGCATGCTAATGTAAAACAAAACATGGGAGCGTTTAACTTTTATATTACAACAGACTTTGCTACGAGCTCGAGAGAAAGTGCTGATTTTAGCACTATCAATGTGTGGGCTTACAATAACAACGGTGATTGGTTGTGGGTAGATGGATTTTGTAAACGTGCATTAATGGACGAGTCAATGGATAAGTTATTTCATTTAGCTCAGAAGTATCGCCCACAAGAAGTAGGTATAGAGGTAACAGGACAGCAGGGGGGTTTTATATCTTGGATACAGAATGAGCAAATGAATAGAAATATTTACTTTACTCTAGCTACAGGTAAAGGTAAGAACTCACCAGGAATTAGACCTAACAAGGATAAGATGAGTCGATTCCAACAAATAGCATTACCGTTATTTAAATCAGGAAAAATCTGGTTTCCTGAAGAATTAAAAGAATCAGATGAATTAGCTGAAATGTTAATGGAAATTACACTAGCTACTTACAAAGGATTTAAGTCTAAGCATGACGATCAATTAGATAACATATCTATGCTTGGGGAATTCAATGCTTGGAAGCCTAGTGAAGTGTCTTCAGGTGAATCTGGAGATGGCTCTATGTTATGGGATGACGAGGAAGAACCAGAGTCTTACGGCAGTAGTTCTTATTTTGTTTAAAGGGTTTACATAAATATTCTATAGTGGTATGATGGGACAAAACCACTTTAGGACCTAACATGTACGTTTCCGACTATTTGTCCCATATTGTAAAAGGTGAAGTCAAACAACTATATGTAAGCGATATTGGGACTACAAGTCCTAATACTGTACAACAAGCAAATATTGCTACGCTTATAAGCTATCTAAACGAAGCTAATCTAGAATTACACAAACATTTTGGTTTATTACAAAAAGAATTAGTACTGACTGACGTTACTAATAATTCTTTGCACAACGTTCCTTTAGATTTTTTATATGCTGTTAGTGCTCAATATGATGATGGAACTGAAGTTTCAATCAACAACGAACGAGCTAATTACGTAGATAAGGTAGATGAGAATGTTTCAATACTATTTCCAGCACCTTTTAAAATTTTAGTTAAAGGCACAGACGTATCTTTAAAGAGAGATGATATTAGTATAGTTTATGTTGCAGTCCCTGCAACTGTATCTAAAACAACAGATTTTATTGATTTGCCTCAAGTATATAATGAAGCAATTTATAATTATATGGCATATAAAGCACATGTTTCTGTTAAAGGTGATATGAAAGAAGAGAACAATACTTATTATTTACGCTATCAAGAAAGCTTAAGAAACATTAGATTACTTGGTATGGTTAATTCAGATAACTTAGACAGTAATGTTAAATTAACAGATAGAGGATTTGTATAATGGCAAATTATCATTCGTTTTCACCAAACACAGTAGAAGCAAATCAAATTGATTATTACGATACGATTGAATTAGTATCTGGAGATAATCAACCAGAATTAAATATTATATTAAAAGACAGCAATACAGCATTATCAGGACAGACTTTAGATCCTGCTAACCATGCAACATGGGCAATTATCAATCTAACAAATGCTAGCTCTGTAGTAATGAAGTTTAGAAAAGCTGAAACAACAACTATATTAGAAACAATTACGTGCTCTATAGTAAGTCCTCCTACTAACGGTAATGTGATTATGACTTGGGGTTCTACAACTTTAAACGGAGCAAGTGGCGTATACGAAGGTGAAATTACAGTTACATACAGCAACGGTAATATAACTACAGTTAGAGACTTATTAAAATTTGATGTGAGGGCAGGTTTTTAAAATGGACATAGATGCTAGAGCTGTTGTCACATTAGTTAAGCCCGAAGCTACAGTATCTCACACTTCATTAAAAGCAGGCTCTATATCTTCAGTTAGAATGGAGAGTATTGCTACTCTTGCTGACGGTTCATTAAATAAATGGCTTGAAGACAGCGTTCCTCTTAGTGAAGTTTATCTTAGTGTTTACACAAAACCATTTACAGAAAACGTATCAATATCTGAAGTTTATGGTTGGAATTTACAAAAAACGCCTACTGAATCTTTAAGTATAGCAGAAAGTTTTGCTAAAGTAGTTTCTTGGCAACGAGACTTTAATGATGCATTTACATTAGATGATGCCGCTACTATTGATAAAGATTATTATGGTAATAAAGGAAATGTATTTCAAATATTAGATATACTAGACATCCAAATGGGTCGGGAGTTTACTGATTCATATACAGTTGGTGATGTAGTAGCTATTGCTATGATATATGCTAGAACTCCAAATGAAACATTAAACACAGGGGATGTACCTGTTATTAATAACCGATCAGGTAAGTTAATGAATGGTACTTTTTTTAACAATATAACCTTAAACTAGGAGATTAGTAATGGTTAATGAAAACTTAAAATTAACAGGTGCATTAACTATTGCACTAAACGATAAGGTTGTACATGAAGTAGATAACCTTGTTGTTACAGCAGGAAAAAACTTTGTAGCTTCACGAATGAAAGATACAACAAAAGCTGCAATGACTCACATGGCAGTAGGAACAGGAACTACAGCAGCTGCAGCATCACAAACTGCTCTAGTGACTGAAGCTGATAGAAATGCTTTAACTTCAACAACAGTAACTGCCAATGCAATAGCATATGTATGTACTTGGGCTGCAGGTGATGCAACTGCTGCACTAACAGAAGCTGGTATTTTTAATGCATCATCAGGTGGTGACATGCTTTGTAGAACAGTATTTTCTGTAGTTAATAAAGCTGCAGCAGATAGCATGACTATTACTTGGACTGTAACGGTAAGTTAATATGGGAATCAAATTTAGCAATAATGCTTCTGCTCTTTTAGACGGAAATATTACAAATTCAGCAACATCGATTACACTTGATGATGTGACTGAGTTTCCTGTATTAGGAGCTAATGACTATGTACTTCTAACTTTAGCTAATGCGGCAGCAACAAAAATTGAAGTAATTAAAGTAACAGCAATAAACACAAGTACTAAAGTATTAACTGCAGTGCGAGGACAAGATAACACATCAGGACAAGCATTTAGTGATGGAGATATTTGTGAGTTAAGGTTAACAGCTGGAGCATTAGAGGCTAAGTTAGCTGAAGCTGAGCCTGATGGAGTTCCAATGGCTATTGCATTAGGATAGGAGTAAATAATGGCTAACACGTTTAAATTAAAAACTAAAGCAGGAATAGATACTTCTTTAGTTACTGTGTATACAGTACCCAGTGCAACAACCACTGTAATTATTGGATTAACAATATCTAATATTAAAGGAGCTTCAGTAACAGCTGATGCTCAACTTGTTACAGCGTCATCTTCAGGAGAAAATGCAGATGATGTTTATATTGCTAAAGATATTCCACTACCTGCAGGTTCTTCAGTAGAGATTATGGCAGGTAATAAAATAGTTATGGAAACAGGAGATATAATTAAGGTTAAAGCATCAGTAACAGATGGAGTAGATGCTTTGTTAAGTGTAATGGAAATAACATAAGGAGATATTATGACTTACCCAACCCGAAAACGACCAGTTAAAGAAGAAAAACAAAAGAGAAAAACAGGCAGAAATAAATAATGGCTAAAACACCAGCATGGACAAGAAAAGAAGGTAAAAATCCTAAAGGTGGGCTTAACGCAAAAGGTAGAGCTAGTGCAAAAGCACAAGGATCTAACCTAAAAAGACCTTTAAAAACAGGTACAAGTCCTAGACGAGTATCTTTTGCTGCTAGATTTGGAGGAATGGCTGGACCATTAAAAGATTCTAAAGGAAGACCGACTAGATTAAAGCTAGCATTAAGAGCCTGGGGTTTTGGAAGTAAAGAAGCAGCTAGAGCATTTGCTGCTAGACATAAAAAGAAAAAGTAATGGCACTAACTAAGCGACAAAAAGCAGCTATGGCAAAACATAAAGTGCACCATACCGCTAAACATATGCGAGAAATGACTAAATTAATGAACCAAGGTAAAACTTTTACTGCGGCACATAAATTAGCAATGAAAAAGGTAGGTAAATAGTGGCAGCTAAAAAAACTAGAAAGCCAAAACGTGGTTTATATGCAAATATTCATGCTAAACGCAAGAGAATTAAAGCAGGTTCTAAGGAAAGAATGAGGAAGAAAGGAGCTAAAGGCGCTCCTACTGCTAAACAGTTTAAACGTGCAGCTAAAACTGCAAAAAAGAGGAAATAACATGCCATATATAGGAAAACAGCCAGCAAGAGTTCCCGTAACTGCTTCTGATATACCTGATAATAGCATTACAACGGCTAAAATTGTAGACGGTGTTATTACTGTAGAAGATATAGGTGCAAATGCTGTTGGCACTTCAGAACTTGTAAATGATGCTGTTACAGCAGACAAATTAGCTAACTCAATTAACGCAGAAATTGCAGCTAACACGGCTAAAGTAGGTATTACTACTAGCCAAGCAAATGCTATTACAGCTAATACTGCTAAAGTAAGTAATGCAACTCATACTGGTGATGTAACTGGTTCAACAACGCTTACTATTGCAGCAGGAGCAGTTGATATTGCTATGATGAGTGCTACAGGTACAGCAAGTTCTACTACATATTTACGAGGAGATAACTCATGGGCTGCAGTATCTTCAGGTGCTACTGGTGGAGGAACAGACCAAGTGTTTGTACAAAATTCACAGACTATTACAACAGACTACACTATACCTAGTGGTAAAAGTGCTTCTTGTACTGGTCCAATAACAATGAACGCAGGGGTAGATATTACACTATCGGCTGGTTCAAGGTGGGTTATATTATGAGTACAATTAAATTAAACGGAACTACTTCTGGCTCAAGCATTATTAAGGCTCCTGATTCAGGATCAACTAACCAAACATTTACTCTGCCAGCAAGTTCTGGAACATTAGCTAAGACTTCTGATATACCTTCTGGTATTACATCTAGTGCTGATGCTACTGCTATAACTATTACTTCTGCTGAAAGTGTAGGTATTGGTACAGCTACACCTGTAACACCTATGGGTTCAGATAAATGTTTAGAAATATCAGATAATTCAAGTGTATCTTTAGTTATTGATGATACTCGTCACACTAACCCGTGGACTATACGAAATGCGGGTGGTGTACTTTCATTTAATATGGGAACTACAACAGCACTTTCTCTTACGGATGATGGTGTGAGAGGCTTGTCACAGTTTACTGCAAAAGCTTGGGTAAACTTTAATGGTGCTAATACTGTATCTATTAATGATAGTCACAATGTAAGTAGTATTACAGATAATGGAACTGGAAATTACTCAATTAATTTTAGTAATAATATGGCGAACACTAATTACTCTCTTACTTCTATGTCAAAAGCATATTCTCAATATGGTAATTATTCAGATTCTTTTGGTACTTTTGCTGTAGGTTCAGTTGTAATAGAGCATAGGGAAGGTGGTCAATATACTGATGCTCAGAAATTTTGTGGAAATATATTTGGAGATTAAGATATGGCAATAGTATTTGATTCAGACGCAGGCACGATCTCAGGCTTGTCAGTCGGTGGCTTACCAGATGGTATAGTAGACGGAGATATGCTTGCAGCCAATGCAATTACAGCAGGTAAAATAGTAGATGGTACAATAGTTAATGCTGATATTAATTCAAGTGCAGCAATAGCTGGTTCTAAAATTAGTGGTAGTTTTGGTAAAGTTTTGCAAGTTGTCCAAACTTCATATAACACACAAACCACTTTTACTTCTTCTTCAGCTTGGGTAGCACACGGAGCAACTGCAACAATTACACCTTCAAGCACAAGCAGTAAAATTTTAATGTCAGCACAAATTCATAGAATACACGACCAAATGGGTGGTACAGACTCTGGACTTGGTTTTATGTTTAAAAGAGGAACTACAGTTTTTTTTGAAACACCTGTAGCTATAGCTGATTATGTTTATCCAGGTGGTGGCTCAGAAAGGCACGAAAAAAGAGGATGGGTTAATTTAACTAAAATAGATTCTCCAAGTACAACTTCTGCTACTACATATGCTTTATGGGCAATTAAATATGGTGGAGGAACAATAAAATTTCAAGACAGCCAGAACGAAACAATTATTACACTAATGGAGATAGCGGGATGAGTACAATAGGAACAAATTCAGAAGACCTCATACTAAACGCTGACGGTAGTGGTAGTGATATTAAATTTAAAAGCAATGGCACAGAAGTAGCTAGTATAAGTGACGGTGGTGTTATGACTGCAACTAGCTTTGCTGGTAGTGGTGCTAATCTAACAGGAGTTGGAGTAGCTGGTATCTCGTCTAGTGCTGATGCTACAGCTATAACAATTGATTCAAATGAAAATGTAGGAATAGGAGTAAATCCAAGTTATAGATTTCACGTTAAAACTTCTGTAGATGGTGACTTTGCTGCTTTAATTCACAATGAAGATGTTGATAACGGTCAAGGACTTATGATTAAAGCTGGTGCTGATTCAGGTGAAGCAATATTATCTGCAAGAAACCAAGCATCAAGTGAAAAATTTAAAGTTTTAGCAGATGGCAGAGGCTTGTCAGCGTTTACTGCAAAGTGTTGGTGCGTTTTGAACGGAACAGGCACAGTAGCTATTAATGATAGTCATAATGTTTCTAGTATTACAGACCAAGGAACTGGATATTATTTTGTTAGGTACGCTAATAATCTTTCAACAATAGCTTGTTCTTTTGTAACTTTAGGGTTGCCGGGTTCGTACAATGACGAACACGCATTTTGTGAAGAGCAAGGAAATAATGATTCAATTCGAGTAGACATTAGACGAGCTGGTAATGGTACTCAAGTAGACAACGATAGAGTTATGGTTGTTGTTTTTGATAATTAAAGGATACGACTTATGAGATTAATATATAACAATGATGGAATAGCATCAGTATTAGTACCAGCATCTAAATTTTTAGAAACGCTTACAGGTACAGATGAAGAAAAAATGATTCACATAGCTAATAAAGATTTACCTACTGGAACGAAGTACGAAATTATAGGTGACGATGTTGACTTGTCTGACAGGTCTTTTAGAAACGCTTGGACATATACTGCTGGTTCTGATGAAAAGACTTCAGCAGATTTAAGTGCAGATGACTTAGCTAAATACAATATGAAGGAGAATAAATAATGCCTATTACTGTAGATATAACTAAAGCTAAAGCTATAACTAAAGATAGACTTAGAGTAGACAGAAAACCTTTATTAGAAGAACAAGACATTCTGTTTATGAAAGCACAAGAAGCTGGTACATCAACTTCTGCTATTGTCACAGAAAAGCAAAGACTCAGAGATATTACAAATCAAGTAGATAGTATGACTACGACTGACGAATTAAAGGCAGCTAAAGTAACGGAGTAAAATATGGCATACATAGGTAACAGTCCTGCTAATGTAGGTAACTACCAGATAGTAGACGACATATCTAGTAGCTTTAATGGTTCATTAACTTCTTTTGCATTAGCATCAGGAGGGATCACAATAACTCCTGCTAAGTCAGGACAATTACTAGTTGGTGTAAATGGAGTAATGCAAGAACCAGATGATACTGGTGCAAATGGTTTTAAAGTATCTGGGTCTAATGTAGTATTTAGTTCTCCACCAGCAAGTGGTGACACATTTTGGGCAGTTTATCAAGGTCAAAGCGTAGATATAGGAGTACCTTCTACAGATACAGTTAATAGTACTCACCTTACAGACAATGCAGTAACAACAGCTAAAATAGTTGACGATGCAGTGACTGCAGATAAACTAGCTAATTCTATCAATGCAGAGATTGCTGCAAATACAGCTAAAACAGCAAATGCTACACATACAGGTGAAGTAACGGGAGCAACTGCACTAACTATTGCAGATAATGTAGTTGATGAAGCTAATTTAAAAGTATCTAACACACCTACTAATGGACAGTTTTTATCTGCTCAGTCTGGAAATACAGGAGGACTAACATGGGCAGCAGTAGACGCTTTACCGTCACAAAGTGGTAATAACGGCAAGTATTTAACAACTAATGGATCTGCAGCATCCTGGGGAGTATTAGATACAGATGCTAATACAACAACTAAAGGATTATACGAAATGGCTAATACTATTTCAGCAGATTATACAATTAGTAATAACAATAACGCATTATCAGCAGGACCTATAACGATTAACAGCTCGATTAGTGTTACAATACCCTCAGGTAGTACCTGGGTTATAGCTTAGGAGATATAAATGTCAAAAGTAAAAATTGAAGGTCACGGTACAGGAACTGGTACTTTTACAGTTACTACTCCTAGTAGCAATACAGACAGAACGATTACACTACCTGATTCTACAGATACACTTGCTGTCAATAGTGATGTAACTAATAAACTACCTTTAGCTGGTGGTGCAATGACTGGGTTGTTATCACATACGCTTAATGTTGCGAGAAACGCTAATCAAATAAGAAGCAATGCAACTAATCTTTTAATTGAAAATACACATGCTTCAGGTGCTGCTGGTATTAGATTTAAAGGTGGAAATGGCGAAGCATCAATATTGTATGGTGAAAATAATTCAACCGATAAACTTTATTTTATGCCTCGCAATGATACTAGTAAACAAGTAATTATTGACCATGTAGGCAATGTAACTATAACAGGTGGAAACTTAGTTTTAGGCACAAGCGGTAAAGGAATTGATTTTAGTGCTAATCCTGACTCAAGTGCAACTAACTCATCAACAGATTCTGAAGTATTACACAGTTATGAAGAAGGCACTTGGACTCCAGTTTATAGTGGCAATATAGCATTTTCAACTCAAATGAACTTTAGCTATGTAAAGATAGGAAGCATTGTAAAAATTACTGGTTATTGTAATGGTGCAAGTGGTACTTTTGGAAGTTCTTGGTCTGTTAGTGGATTACCTTATACCAGTAATGCTGCTTATAACTTAGCACCGTTATGGTCACACGGTCAAGACCAAGATTATATGATGTATATGAATAACGGTGAAGCAATTATGAATATTAGAGATAGAGATGATGCAAATATGAACAGTATGGCTCAAATATCTTTTGACTGTGTATATATGACAAACCAATAATTATTCTAAGTGGATTCTTAGAACGGACATTTAATAACAGGAGAATGCAATGGCATTAACAAAAGAAATAGTAGTAGACAAAATTGAAGTAATGGAAATGGGGCAAGTGCAAGTACGCACAGCAACAAGGGTCAAGGAAGATGGCACAGTATTGTCATCATCATTCCACAGACATGTTGTAGCACCTAGCACTAAAGCTAGTGGCTCTTGGGCAGACACAGACATTAGCGGTGAAGATGCTAGAGTACAGGCAGTAGCTAATGCGACTTGGACTGACTCAGTAAAGACAGCCTATCAAGAAATGGTAGACGCAAACGAATTATAGGAGTAACGAATGGCAATAGTAATTAACGGATCAGGTACAGTCACAGGGCTATCTGTTGGTGGATTGCCTGATGGTACAGTCGATAGTGGCACTATAGCAACAGGCACTATTGTAGATGCTGATGTAAATGACTTAGCAGCTAGTAAATTAACTGGTGCTTTACCAGCCATATCAGCAGCTAACTTAACAGCTATTCCAGCAGCTAATATAACAGGCACATTACCAGCTATTAGTGGTGCTAACTTAACTGGACTTCCAGGTGGTGTCGAGATTGCTGCACGCGGAAGTAATTCTAATGGAAATTATTTTAAGTTTGCAGATGGAACAATGATATGTACTGTTGATTTATCAACAAGTCAACAAAATAATGGAGCAACTGCTGGTGCATTTTATTATAGTAATTCAAACACTTGGACATATCCAGTAGCTTTTACTGGAAGTGTTAAAGTTGTTGGTATGACTCAAGGAGGACATTACAACGCTATAAGTGTAAAGACACCAAGTGTTGGAACTAGTTCTTGTACATTTATGACATTAAGTGTAAATAGTACAGGTAATGCTCAAGGGGTGGTTTTATTTGCGATAGGAGTTTGGAGTTAATTATGAGATATTACGACACAGCAATAAAAAACGAAATACACGAACAAGATTCTGACAAAGTTCCAGCAACAGCTATACCAATGACTGATGCTAGAGTATCAGCTTTCTTTCAAGAGTTACCAGCTAATCATCAACTTACATTTGATTCAGATAACCTACCTATTATTTCAGAAATACCAGCACCAACAACAGAAGAACAAGCTGCATTAGATACTCAAGCAATTCTTAACAATAGAATAATAGAGTATCCACCGATAGGCGACCAGTTAGATGATTTATATAAAGCTGGTGCTTTTAGCTCAACAATGACAGCAACACTTAAAGCAGTTAAAGACAAATATCCGAAGGAGTAAAAGATGAGTACAATAAAATCAAGTGACGAGCATCTAACACTAAACGCTGATGGTTCTTCTAAGGACATAAAGTTCCAAGCCAATGGAGTAGAGAAAGCGAGTTTAAGTAGTGCTGGTGCGTTTACTTCTAAATCTTTAGTTGTTAATGGAACTAATGCAGATTTAACATTAGCAGCAAGCGGTAATAACATTTCATTTGCAAGAAACTCAGATAACTATATAACAGCAAGCGGTGGTAGTTCATCTAACTTAGTTTTAGACGGTCAGAATAGAATTGTATTAAAACATAACGGTACTGAAAAATTACGTGTTACAACAGATGGCTTAACATTCAACGGTGACACAGCATCAGCCAATGCTCTGGATGACTATGAGGAGGGAACTTGGACTCCTATGCTTACTGATTTAACTAATAATGCAACTATGCACTCTCTTAATGCTGGTCTTTATACAAAAATTGGCAGAGTGGTTCATTTTTCAGCGTATGTAAGAGCAAATGGTTTAGGTTCTGTTTCAGGCAATGTTTACATATCAGGCTTACCTTTTTCTAATGCTAATACTATTGGTAATCATTCTTCTGCTTCAACGTCAAATGCAGAAAATATGTCAATAACTGCTGATACTTCAATACACGCATTTGTAGGTAAAAATGGTACATCTGTTCGACTAGATAGTTTTGATGTGACTGGAGGAGTTAGTGTATTACAAGCTTCAGAATTTACAGCTTATGGACAAATAGTAATAGGTGGCACATATTTTACTTAATTACTCTAAAACAGTTTAACAGGAGATATAAATGGCATTAACTAAAGTAACAAGCGGTGGTATATCAGATATAGCTGCAGCAGTAGAAGGAGCTAGTGACTCTAATAAGTTCACTGATGCCGATCATAGTAAGTTAAATGCTATTGAAGCATCAGCTACAGCTGACCAAACTAATGCTGAGATAAGAGCTGCTGTAGAAGCAGCTAGTGATAGCAATGTATTCACAGATGCTGACCATACTAAACTTAACGGTGTTGCAGCTAGTGCAAATAACTATGTGCATCCTAATCATAGTGGTGAAGTTACATCTTCTGCTGATGGTGCTACTGTTATTGCTGATAACATAGTAGACGAAGCTAATCTTAAAATAAGTAATGCCCCTACTAATGGTTATGTATTAACAGCACAGTCTGGTAACACTGGTGGTATGACCTGGGCTGAAATGACAGGTGGTGGACCATCATTAGGTACTGACAGTATAATACGAACTAATGCACAGACTATTAGTGAAAACATTACAATCGGATCGACTACTAATGGTATGAGTGCTGGACCTATAACAATCGCTGATGGCTACACAGTCACAGTCAACGGAAACTGGAGTGTGGTATGAGTACATTAGAAGTTAAAGCGATACAAGCACCAACTGGTTATAAACTTGCTATGCCAGCTGGTCATATATTACAAGTTGTTGAAAGCCGAATGGATGCATCAACTGTTACCACAACTAGTAATTCATTTGTTGCAACTGGACATAGTGTAACCATTACGCCTTCATCAACATCCTCAAAAATTCTTTTACAAATTCAAGGAGGAGGAAGTTATTTACCTGAAGCAAATACTATGGCACAAGTAACTATTTATAGGGGTAGTACAAATATAGGTAATAGTAGTTTTGGTTTAGAAAGTCATTATACAGTTGGGTCAACAGGGTTTACTGTTGCTCCACACGCAATGGGTCTTTTAGACTCCCCATCAACTACATCTGCAATAACCTATCAAGCCTATATGAAAACAAATGGGGGTACTTTTCAGTACCAAGCTAATGATAGAGGAATGATTAGTTTTATAGCAATGGAGGTACAAGGCTAATGGCATCAAAAATTAAAGTAGACCAATTAGAAACCGCAGATGGTTCAGGCACTATAGCCTTACAGAATCAGCTATCGGGAATGACAACAGCTAGTTTGCCAGCATTAGGCTCTGCACAAATGCCTACGGGTAGTGTTATTCAAGCTAAAAAAGTCAAATATAAAGCAGCAGCAAATACAACTTCAACTTCTTATGTTGAAATAGATAATAGTTTTAGACCAACAATTACACCATCACTATCTAGTTCAACAATAATTGCAGATTTTGAATTAAATGTCTGTGGTGATGTTGACAATGATTCACAAAACTTTGTAGTAGCTGCTATAAAAATTGACAAAATACAGGGTGGCACAACTACAACAGTTCACGAAGAAGGTGGCGCACTTGATGCTGGAGGGCATACTAGACATAGAAATGTTGCTATTGGTTTTTTCTTTACATCAGGTTCTACATCAGAAATAGAATTTAGGTGTTATGCAAAAATACAGAGCAGTCCATCAAGTAGAAGTCTTTTATTTGGACAAGCAAATCATCACCACGTTACATTACTAGAAGTACGATGATTTTTAATTTAATTTTAACAGGAGCAAGAAATGGCAAATGAGATGACAACAGTCGATGCCCTTCAATCTTTAAAGCCAGGAGCTGAATGGGTATTGAGAGGTGACGAATTAGAGTGGCTGGACAGTAAACAAACTGAACCTACTCAATCACAAATAGACGCAGAGGTTACAAGACTTCAAGGTGTCTATGATGGTAACGCATACCAAAGAACAAGGGCAACAGCTTATGCAGAAGTCAAGGAGCAGTTAGATCAACTGTACCACGATATGACTGCTGGTAAGTTAGACGCAACAGGTGAGTGGCACAAAGCTATTAAAGCTGTAAAAGACGCAAACCCTAAACCATAGGAGTAAGTAATGCCAACAGAGATTAGTGGCTCAACTGGAGTCAACAAGATACAAGACGGAACAGTAGTTACTGCTGATGTCAATACAAGTAATCCTGATTTAGGGATTCTTACTACTGCTACAAATTCTAATGGCAGATACATTAAATTTGCGGATGGCACTCTTATTCAATTTATAACAGAAACAAAAAGTAGTTTAAGTTTTGCTGATATTGGAGGTGGATGGTTTAGAACAAACCCTATTTACACAAATACTTTTCCAATTGCTTTTCATAGTACATCTAATATTTATCCAGTTTTTACTGCAAGTAGACATTACACAGCAAGTTTAGATGACAACACAATTGGTAACAGTTTAACTACTACTACATTTGATTGGATATTAAGAAGTGGTAGTAGTGGTTCAAATTACACAACAATGGTTCATATGGTATTTTTTGGGAGATGGAAAGCGTGATTAGATATTATGACACAGTTACTAAAACTGAAGCACACGAAGAAGGCACAAACACAATACCTTCAACAGATGCTAGAGTATCAGCATTTTTTGAAGCGCTGCCTGAAGGAAAAAAATTAACATTTGACAGTAACAATTTACCATTAATAACGGATATACCTGAATTAACATCAGAACAAATAGCATCTATAAATGCAACAAAATATCAAAGAGATAGAGATTTAGAATATCCTTCAATTGTAGACCAGCTAGATGATATATACCACAATGGTATAGATGGTTGGAAAGCTACTATTAAAGCAACCAAAGACAAGTACCCAAAACCATAAGAGTTATAGATGAGTACAATAAAATCAAGTAACGGAGATTAACAATGGAGATAGCGGAATGACGGCTAAGCAACAAGCACAATTAGATAAACATGAAAAACAGATTATAGATCTCTATAAAGATGTAAGAGAGATTAAAAACATGAATCTAAAGTTTATGTCGATGGGTAAAGGATTGTTAATAGGTTTTGGTGTTATGATTGCAACAGATTTTGGTGTAGGAGAGCTGTTACTTAAATTATTATAAAGGAGAATATAATGCAACCAAAGAACAAGAAAGGACAATTTGTAAAACAAACATTTATGAATAAAGTTAAATACGTTTTTAATGTAGTTATTTGGAAAGTAGAGCGATGGGTAAAGCCAAGCTAAAATGATAGCTTTTATAACAAATATAGCTCCAATAGCATTAGGTTTTATTGCTAAGCTTATAGCTCTGAAGAGTCAAGCAGCTTCAGATCAACAAAAGCTGATGATAGAGAACATGCAAGCACGCAATGACTCTATTAATCAAGCTAGAACTTGGGCAGATAAAGAAAGCCCTATGGCTGCTTGGAATAGACGAATTATTATATTAACTATACTAGGACTAATAATATTTACGCAGATAGCACCCGTATGGTTTAATATACCTACAGCAGTACCGATAGTACATAAAGGATTTAGCATACTAGGAATTAACTTAACACAAGATGTAATAGAGTATGAAGTAATAAACGGGTTAATTAAGTATGACGAGATATTTGCCTGGGCAAGTATGATTATAGAATTTTATTTTGGCGCACAATTAGCAAAGGGGAAGTGATATGGAAACATTAACGACTTACGCATTACAATTTTGGCAGTTTAGTTTAGTAATTATATTAATAATTATTGGAGGTCTATGGAAGTTCTTAGATAGAGATGTAGAACCTAATCTAAAGTTTAAAGCAATTAGTATGCCACATATGAAACCTATTCCTATACCTACTAAAGGTAAAGGCTTTTGGGGAGGACTTAAAGTTTGGTTATTTGTATCTCGTAAGTGGGAAATTGTTAAAGATTATCACTATGTTATTGATGGTCAAGAATTAGTAATACCTAAAGGATTTGTATTTGATGGAGCATCAGTACCTAAATTCTTACATACTTGGTTATCACCAATGGGTGTATTATTAGTTGGAGGTTTAATACATGACTACGGTTATAAATACCAAACCTTATTATGTAAAGGTAAAAAGAAGACTATTGGCATGAAAACTCAAAAGCAATTAGACATTATATTTAGAGATGTAAACATAATACAAAATGGCTTCAGGTTAATTAATTACTTAGCTTATTATGGTTTAAAGTTAGGTGGATTTGCAGCTTGGAATAAACATCGTAAAGTAAACGCAAAGTGGAATACGCATGGCAGCAGATAAATTACATTTAAAAAATTTAAATAAAGATTATAAACTTAAAAAAACTGACAAAGTAACCACAGAAGGTAAACCTATTTATGTAAATACTTTAACAGGAGAAGAGCATTCTGAGTTATCTATGACTTTAGAATATCCTGAAAATAGTGGCAAATGGGTTAATGTACCAAGTTTATTAAATGGTAGAGTATATACTTCTAAAGGTGTAGTAGCTTTGCTTAAAGCAGGTAAATTAACACCTACAAGTACACATATGAGCGAACAAGAAGCAAGTGAAATAGCTGCTTATCGTAGTACTACATTACAATCTAATACTGGAGAAACTTTAAAACCTAATAATGAATTAGTTGTTTCTACAGGAATAGAAGCAATGAATGCAAATATAGCTGCTTCAGTTAGTAAGTTAGATGATTTGTCAGTTGCTGAAAAATCTGCTTTAACAATAGAAATACTAAAAGATAAAGCTAAAAACCCAGAAAAATATGAATCTGTTATGACAAACACTTCTAATACTGAAGATGTTGATGTTATTAGAGATTCATTTATTAATCAAAACATGGATAGTTTTGCTAATACTTTTCCAAATATAAATGAAAATCCTGAAGGATTATTTAGAATAGATGCTGCATTAACTGATCGAATACTCAATACAGATCAGGCTTCTATGGAAAAAATTGCTGCAGATAATATTAGACTTAAAGATTTAGCTGCAATGACTAAAAATGTTAATATGGGTTCAAGACACCCTGAAGGTAAAGGTTACTGGGCAAATATTTTTGATCGAGATAGATTAGATAAAAAGTTTAAACTATCTTTAGACCCTAATGCTCAATCTATTCGTGATGCTACTGGTTATCAATCAGAAAAAGGAAGATTACCTAGTTCAAAAAATTTGCCTGTAGGTTCTGGTAATAACACTTCTAGAGGATTTAAAAAAGCAGAAGATTTATTTGATGATAAAAATACTAAATACGCTGAATTTGGAACGCCTATTAAAGGTTCAGGAACTTCTGCATTAAAAGGCATGGAGTTAGCTGAAAAATATTTTAATAAAGATTCAAAGAAAATTAAACCTTATCAAAGAAAATATACATCAAGTGAAACATCAGGGTCAGATAAAAAAATTAAAAGAAACGAAGAAAAAGCAGAACAATATTCAATAGAAAGTAATAAAGGACTTTTTAAATATAAACCTCATATGAGTCCTGATGAAAAAATAAAAGATAATAGAAAATTAAAAAGTTTAACTGTAGATTATGGAGAAATACCAGGTTTTAAAAGAGCATTAGATGCTAAAGGAAATAAACAAGGATATTATGATGTAGATGAAAAATCCTCTTATTGGCAAACTGATGCAGGGTATGAACAAGCTAAACAATTATGGGGTAGAGACGATAATCCATTACCTGCTTATGTTAAAAAACCAAAACAAAAAGAATTAAATATTAATGCAATTAAAAATTTTTTTAAATTGAATTAAAAATGGATATTAAGTTTCATAGATGTACAGTTTTACAAAATGGCAATGCTTATCTATACTATAGGCATGATAAACGCATTAATGGCTATTTAGCATTAACAATAGCAATTGGAGATGATTTTAAAGATAAGAAAAATTTTGCAAAATTATTAAAATATTTTTTTAATGAAATTATTATTAATGACGATCTTTATGTAAGTTTTGCAGACAATGATAAAGGTTATTTTAAATATATTGACACAAAACCAATAGAATTTGAGAACCATGTTATCTACAAAGTTAAGCGATATAATAACGGACAATTTGAGGAAGAAGCATAATGGCAAAACAGCATGATTTAGATGTAGATTTAAGTGAACCAAAAAAGCTTGTAGATTGGAAAAATCCACCTGATTTATTAGAACTTAAAGCTGATTACGATGAAGCTCAATCTTCTCACACGTCACATGTATTAGATGTTGATGGTTGGATAGATGCTTTAAATGGTGAACAAACAATTAACAATAAGAAAGGCAGATCAAAAATTGTTCCTAAACTTATTAGAAAACAAGCTGAATGGCGTTATGCTGCGTTAAGTGAACCATTTTTATCTACAGATGATTTATTTAATACAGCCCCAATGACATTTGAAGATAAAGAGTCTGCTATACAAAATGGATTGTTACTTAATTATCAAATCAATTGTAAGATAGACAAAACTGCATTTATTGATGAATACGTCCGTACTGCTGTAGATGAAGGAACAGTAATAGTTAAAGTTGGATGGGAATATGAAGATGAAATTGTAGAAGTAGAAGTTCCTGTATTTGAATTTTGTAGAATCTGTTGAATCAGCTCAAATGCATGAACAATTACATCAAATGATGGAACAAAATCCTGATGCTTATAAAAAAGAAACTCCTCCTGAAATACAAGAAGCACATGAATTAACAATGGCAAACGGTGTGCCAATGATGCCTGTACCTAATGGTACTCGTATAGAAGAACAAATTAATGTTATTAAAAATCAACCAGAATTAGAAGTATGTGATTATAACAATGTAATTATTGATCCAACTTGTTTAGGTAATTTAGATAAAGCTAACTTTATTATTTACAGTTTTGAAACATCTATGGCTGAACTTAAAAAAGACGGTAGATACTCAAATTTAGAACATGTTATATTAGAGAATGCTGCACCATTAGCACAACCAGACCATAACTTAGAAGATGAAACAAACTTTAAGTTTAAAGACGACCCACGTAAAAAAGATAATTGTTTATGAATATTGGGGCTACTGGGATATTAACGATACTGGTGAAGTAGAACCATTTATTGCTACTTGGGTAGGTGATGTATTAATTAGAATGGAGTCTAACCCATTTCCTGATAAAAAACTACCATTTGTATCAGTTCAGTACTTACCTGTACGTAAACACATTTACGGTGAACCAGATGGTGCATTATTAGAAGATAACCAAAAGATTATTGGTGCTGTAACACGAGGCATGATTGATATTATTGGTAGGTCTGCTAATGGACAAATGGGTATTCGTAAAGATGCTTTAGATGTTACAAATGCTCGTAAGTTTGAACAAGGTGCAGATTATAAGTTTAATTCTAATGTAGACCCCTAGACAAGCATTTCACATGGATACGTATCCTGAAATACCTAATAGTGCATTAAACATGTTAAATCTTCAAAACAACGAAGCTGAATCATTAACAGGTGTTAAAGCATTTAATAGTGGTATTAGTGGCTCAGCGTTAGGTAATACAGCTACAGGTATTAGAAGTGCATTAGATGCAGCATCTAAACGTGAGTTAGGAATACTTAGAAGATTAGCAGATGGTATTAATCAAATAGGACGCAAAATAATATCTATGAATTCTGAGTTTTTATCTGACTGAAGAGATAATAAGAGTAACTAACGAAGAGTTTGTTGCTATTAATCGTGAAGATTTAGGTGGTATGTATGATATTAAATTAAATATATCTACAGCTGAAGCTGACAACGAAAAAGCACAAGAGCTATCATTTATGTTACAAACAATGGGTAATAATATGGACCCAGCAATGTCTCAATTAATATTAGCAGATATAGCTAGATTACGTAAAATGCCTGACTTAGCTAAACAAATTAAAGAATATCAGCCACAACCTAATCCAATGGCTGAACAAAAAGCACAACTTGAAATGCAACTATTACAAGCTCAAATAGCTAACGAAACAGCTAAAGCGCAAGAAAACGCAGTAGATGTAGAATTTAAGAAAGCTAAAACTCAAACTGAACTATCTAAGTCTAGAAGTATTAATAGTAAAGCTGATTTAGATGATCTAACTTTTGTTGAACAAGAATCTGGAGTTAACAGACAACATGAAGAAAACATGAAAAAAGTAGATCATTCTAATGCAATGGATAGTAAATACAACGATGCTATTATTAATGATCCATTGTTAAATAGAAGTAAACTTTGAAAAATAGTGATATAATCGCGAAAAAGGAGAATTTTACTACTTTGTTTTTATCTCAATAAGAGGACACACGATGAGCACAGAAGAACAATTACAAGAGTTAGATGATAATATGCAGCAAGCTAAGCATTTTATTGAAGTTAAAAATAGTTGTTTAAAACTTTTTAAAAATAGAGAATTTAAAAAAGTTATATTAGATTATTATTTTAAAGAAGAAGCAGCTAGATTAGTTATGGCAAAAGCTAGTTCTTTAAATAAAGAACAACAAGAAATCATTGATAATATGATTTATGGAATAGGAGCGTTAAGTAATTTCTTTGATAGTGTATTAACAAGAGGTACACAAGCAGAACAAGCATACAGAGAAGATGAAGATGCTAGAACTCAAATATTACAGGAGGACTTAAGCAATGGCTGAAGTAAATAGTCCTCTAGGAATGGATGATGAAGAATTCCTAAAACAAGATTTAAGTGAACTTGAAGCTGAGTTAATTGCAGCAGAAGAAGCTGAAGCTCAAGAAAACACTGAAGAAATTGATACTTCCGAAGAAGAGCAAACTTCTGAAGAAGTAGCAAGTGAAGAGTCTGAAGATATTCCCAGTGAGATAGACCCTTATGAGGAAACGGATGAGTCTGAAAGTAATACGGAAGAATCTGATGAAGAGATATTAGAAGATGAAGTAGCTGACCTAGACGAGGATACTCAACTAGAAGATGAAACATTAGAAGATACTGTAGAGTTAGAGTCTGAAGATACAGATGCAACTGAAGATACCAATGAAGCTAAAAAAGAGAAGGATACTTCTCAAGCTGAAATTGATTATGAAGCGGCATATAAACGGATAATGTCACCTTTTAAAGCTAGCAAGCGGATGATGCAAGTTGATAATATTGACGATGCAATATCTTTAATGCAAAAAGGCGCTGACTATCATAATAAGATGAAGACATTAAGTCCTAATCTTAAGATAGTAAGTACTTTAGAAAAAGAAGGATTGTTAGATCAAAACAAACTTAACAATTTAATCGACCTTTCTAAAAAAGACCCTAAAGCAATTGCTCAACTTATAAAAGAAAGTGGTATAGATCCTTTAGATATAGATACTAATGAAGATGTAGCATACAAACCAAATGATTATCAAGTTAGCGACAAAGAATTTAGGATAAATCAAGTAATTGCTGATATTAAAGGCACACCTTCTTTTGATAAGACAATTAATATCTTAGCCAAAGAGTGGGATGATGAAAGTAAGAATTTAATATCTGAAAATCCTGAAATTATTTCAATCATTAACGATCATGTTTTTAATGGAGTATATGATAAAGTTCAATCTGTTATAGATACTGAAAGAGCATTAGGAAGATTAAATGTTCCAGATGTTGTTGCTTATAAAGAAGTAGCAGAAAATTTACAAAAACAAGGAGCTATTATCTCTAAAGAACAGGTTAATGCAATACCTCCAAAAGCATCTGTACCAAAGACTAAAGCACAGGACCCTGCTGTTGTAAAACAAAAGCGTAAAGCTGCAGCAGGAACAAGAAAGACTGCGGGTAAGACTGAAGCTGCATCAGCTAATTACTTAGGTATGACTGATGAAGAATTCATGAAATTAGCCGATGTATAGTCTTTCTCTTTTAATACAGCTATAGGAGAATAATATGGCTTTAGAATACGGCACAGGCGCAAATGGCGCCAGTAATGTAGGTGCACAAGCGCGCACTGACTTTTATTTTAAGAAAGCGCTCATTAAAGTACGTGACATTCAGTACTTTATGCCATTGGCAGATGTTAGGGCTATGCCTAAGCATCACGGTAAGACAATTAAGCAAGATGTATATCAACCATTACTAGATGATTTGAATACAACAGACCAAGGTATTGATGCTGACGGTCTGATTCAAAACAGTGCTAAGTTTATGGCTTGGAATGCTGCAGGTGTATTACAATCAGGTGGTACTGGTTGGACAGCAGCAACTGCAACTCATGCTGGTTTTTATGCAACTCAGGCTAATGCAACTACTGCAGCTGGTTCTGGTGGTAGTACTAAGCAAATGTATGGTAACCTTTATGGTTCATCAAAAGACGTTGGTGTAATTGCTGATCGTCTTCCTGCATTGACTGAGAATGGTGGAAGAGTTAACCGTGTAGGTTTTAAGCGTACACAAATTACTGGTTCACTTATCAAGCAAGGTTTCTTTACTGAGTACACTCAAGAGTCTCTAGACTTTGATTCAGACTCAGAGTTGATGTCACACATCACTGAAGAAATGATGGTTGGTGCTACAGAAATGACTGAAGCACAGTTGCAAAAAGATCTAATCAATACTGCTACTTCTAGCGGTACTGCTTATTTCATTGGTGGAGCAGCAAAGGCTAACGTTAATGCTGTAGCAACTTACAATGACTTGATGACATTGTCTATTGCGCTAGATAACAACAAGACACCTAAGCAAACTAAGATTATTTCAGGTTCTCGTATGACAGATACTAAAACTGTTAATGGTGGACGTGTTATGTACATTGGTCCAGATTTGATTCCAATGGTACGTAAGATGACTGATATATCTGGTTCAGGTGTTGGTTCAGGATTTGTTGGTGTAGAAAAATACGCTGACGCTTCTACAATTCTTAACGGTGAGATTGGTTCAGTAGACCAGTTCCGTTTTGTTGTAGTTCCTGAAATGCAATATGATTCAGGTGCAGGTGCATCTGCTGCAGACATTTTCCCTATGCTTTGTGTAGGTGACGGTTCATTTACTACTATTGGTTTCCAAACTGATGGTAAGAGCCTTAAGTTCACTACTACTCACAAGAAGCCAGGTAAAGAGACTGCTGACGTGAATGACCCTTACGGTGAAAAGGGTTTTTACTCAATCAAGTGGTACTATGGGTTCATGGCTTTACGTCCTGAGCGTCTAGGAATCATTTGGTGTAAAAAAGCTTAATTAAGCTTGTCTTCCTCACATACTACGTATGTGGGGAAGACTTAATATAGGAGATATTATGAACATACAAGAAATGACATCCAAACAAATTAGTGATGAGTTACGTAATCACGGTGTAAATATGCACTTTAACAATAAAAGAGAAAAGTTAGTGCAAGCATTAGAAAATATTAATAACAACGATGAAGTGAGTATTACTATGAATACAGAACAATCAACTGCTAAAACAGACGAAGAAATAGCTGCTGAAATGGGAGTTACTATTCTCAGTGATGACATGATAGATAACTACACATACAACGGTGTTGAATTAGAAGGTTTACAAGCTGCAGAAGGATTAAGCTTAGTTAGAGTTGTAGTGAGACCAAATGATCCATTAAAAGTAGAATCTGTTGGTGATATTTTTACAGTAGGTAGTAATGTAATTAACGATGGTCAAGCAGTTAAAAAGTATGTTCCTTATAATAATGATGAAGGTTGGCATGTACCTAAAATTATTTATGAACATCTTAAAAATGCTGAGTGTCAAATTTTTGCAAGAACAACTCGTAATGGTCAAGAAATTATGGAGCCTAAAAATATTAAAGCATATAATGTTGAAGTATTGCCTCCACTAACACCAGAAGAAATTGATAAATTACGTGTTAAACAAAAAGCAACAGGATCAGTAGGATAATATTATGGCACTAACAAATGCATCACTAACACAAGGTAGTTCAGTAACAAATACTAATAATGTAATTACAGGTACTGGTGTATTTGATGATTTAATGGAATCTGTTACTGCGCACTTAGAAGCACAGTATCAACTAGGTAGAATAACAGGGACAGATTTTGCTACTGTATATTTAGGAGCAATGCAAAGTGCTTTACAAGCTTCAGTTAGTTATGCAATTGGTCAAGAAAAAACAAATGCAGAAGTTGCTTTATTAACTCAAAAACAAACAACTGAATTTGCTCAAACACTCGTTACAGGAAATCAAACTCCTAATGCTAACAGTGTAATGGGCAAAGATATTACATTAAAAGGTGAACAAGCTAAAGGTTTTAAATGGAATGCTGATCAAAAATATCTTAAAACTATAATTGATGCCTGGACTATTAATACAAATGTTGCAGGTTCTCCTGTAAGTACAGTTAATGTACTTAATAGTACAGGTACAGATAACTTAAATACTCAGTTTACTAACGCTAAACCTACAGGCTAATGTCTAACAGATTGCGCAACAATGTTATAGCTTTAAGTATTGTTGCATGTTTTTGGATTATTTTTGTATTACCTGTAATGGCAGTAGATGAAAGCTCAATAACACAGAACACTACATCTACTGTAACAACTACAGGTACAAATGAGACTACAGTTAAGTCTCCTCCTCCTTCAGCTATATCACCTAATGTAGGTGGTAATAATTCTGATTTATGTACTATATCTTCTAGTGGTGCTTTAGGCACACAAATATTATCTTTAAGTTTAGGTGCTACTTATACTGAAGAGAATTGTCTTAGATTAAAAAAAGCAGGTAGATTATATGATATGGGTATGAAAGTAGCCGCAGTATCAATAATGTGCCAAGATAAAGACGTATGGCAAGCTATGATGGATGCAGGAACTCCTTGTCCAATAGATGGCTTAATAGGCAATGAAGCCAAAGCTGCATGGGAGGTTAGAACTGACCTAATACCTATGCCAGAGGATGAAGATGAAATTACTGCACAAGAAAAACGTGATAAGGTTCTCAGCATTATGGGTACTGCTGCTGCTGCCTTTATCTTCTTTTAGCTACACATTCGGCTACACACCTAACGCAGCTATCAATGGTTTACAGTGGTCAATGACACCTATTTATTTAGGCGCTGATGGTATTGGCGGTATGGATATATCAGGTGTTACTTACAAATACACACCAATTAAAAACAAAGAAGATAATTATATTGTTACTTTAGAAAACGATAAAGTAGGTGGTGGTTATGTGTTTCAAGACGTACAAGACTGGTCACAACGCGAAGGTGGTATAGAAATAAGAAGAACAATTGCATTGCCTTATACACCTATCGCAGTATTTGGTGATGGCAGACTTAAGCAAGAAGGCACAGGCAGTATAGAAAATGCAGATGTTAGATACATATATAGATTTGATCCTTGTTTTGATCCACAGAGTGACCCTAACTGTCCTGGGTATGTAAAACCTAAACCGCCCCCAATACCTGATATACCAGATTATGATGCGTTACAAGATGAATCAGTTCAACTTGCACAAGCAGAAACTGATAAAGAGTTATTAGAAGAAGAAGAAGAAGCTAAAGAAGACGAAGACGAAGCAGAAGATAAAGAAAACATGGAATCTCTTTTAGCTGCTACAGAAAATGCACTTACTATTGCAAATGAAGTATCACAAGCTGCATTATTACAGGTTATAAATCAAGCAACAAATATTAATACATATTATGTTGCAACTATCCCAGGTAAGATATACCGAGAATCTATTGTTTTAAAAGATAAAGATATAGTGGATAATAGAAAAGCTTTAAGGAGTCTAGGACAAGATAAACTTATGAATACTATGATAGAGGAGCAATACCAATGAAAAAATTACTAATAACATTTGGTCTAATAATGGCAGCAACTCCAATATTAGCAGCAGATATCGATGGAACTGTTGAAAGCAGATGTACTGTAGCAACTACTGTACCAGGAATATATGGTAACCCTAACGCTTATACTTTAACAACAGACCCTGCTAGTGCAGGTCAAGTACCAGTTATAAGATTTGATACTACGTTAGCTAACGCTTACTATGCACAAATAACTTACCCGACTAGCTTTAGCTCAAGTCCATCGTTATCAGATAATGTAACTTGGACTGGTGCTGTAACTCTTAAAGCACATGGTGAAAGTGGAATGTCTGGTTATCAAGCAGCATCAACTACAACTGGTGCAATGCGTTCTTATCCACTGAGCGTTGCAGGAAGTGCTTGGTTTCAAAGTACGTCTGTAGCCGTGTATGGTGGTAACAGAGCTTTCCCAGGTGGTGCATATAAAGCTGTAGTATTAGCTGAATGCGTGGCTCAATAGGATTATGTTTATTGCTGCTGAGCGGAGCAGTGCTAAGTCATGAAATGACACCTACCTATCCAAAGTGGGAAATATCAGGTGTAGATGATGTAAAGAAAACAACTATGAGGCTTTGGAACTCAAGAGAAGATGTACGGTACTATGAAATAGGGGTATTCTCTGACGATTGGAAACCAATTCCGTTTGTTACAGCATACCGAATTATTCCTCTTGATTATTTAAAAGAGGTTAAGTTTGATGTTTACATTACAGAAAACAATATAAAAAGAGCAAGGTATATATGTTCTTTGTCTAAACTAAGGAGTAGCAGTGAAAGTCAAACATTGCTAGCTACAAGAATATGCTCAAAATTCAAATAAGTTTTTTATTATTGATGTTGAGTTGTTCACAAGTAATAGCTAATAGTACTTCTCTAAACTTACAACTCCCTAGTGGTGGTAGTAGTCACGGTACGGATAGAATTAAAGCAGGAGACCTGGACTGTACTAATTCTATTGGCGGTTCAACGAATTTTGAATTTGGCTTGACGGGTATTGTAAATAACGCAGTTGCTCCTATCCTTGGTACAGAAGACCCTAACAACCCACAAACAAAAGACTTAGGTATTTATGCTAGAATAATAATACCGTTAGATGCGCCAAAAGAAAGAATTAATTGTAACACACTGTATCAGTTAGAATTACAACGTAGAAGACTAGAAGTACAAAAGTTACGACAAGAGATAGAATTATTAAAAGCTCTACAAACGAATACGGAGTTTGATAACTAATGGATGATTTAGAAAAAAAGATTAAAGAAGTTGAAGACTTACCTAACAAACAAATCAAAGTAAAAGGTTTTAAGTTTAGTTGGGCTAGTATTATGGCATTGTTTGCTTTAATTTCAACAATATTAGGTTCACTGTATGGTGGCTTTCTTTTGTATCAAAAAGTTGAAGCATTAGCAAATTTAGACTTAGGAGACATTAGTGCTTCTATGGCAAAGACTTCTTCTGAAGTGCTACGTATAGAAGAACATGCTAACGCAATTAAAATAGAACTTAAAAAAGATATGACTGATCTTCGTAACAGTCAATGGAATCTTGAGTCAAAAGTAGACACTAAGTTACAATCAGTAGATACTAAGTTAACTAATTATGATACTAAACTAGATAGGTTTGAAATTAAAGTTGATAAGACTAAAGAAGACTTAATGACTAGAATACAACAAAGCCTTGATAATCCTTTAGCTAATTAAACATGGGTTTATGTGATGTAATTGAAGATATTATTGAAGACGTTGTCGATGCAATCGTTGACGTTGTAGATACTATTGTTGATGTTATAGTAGGAGTTGTAGATGCAGTATTAGCACCTGTTGCTAATTTATTAGGTTATGAAGATGGTGAAACTGCAAATGGTGATGTAGAACTTTTTGAAGTACACAATCAAGCTTTATTTGCAGAACCTGATAAAAAAGCTTCTGCAGAAGTTGTTGTTGATGCAGTTATTAATAATAAAGATATATCTGAATCTTTACGGTTTGCCTCACTTTTTAGAAATGGTAAACAAAATGTTAAAAAGTTTGTAGATTATATTGATAATAATAACTATTTTGAAGATTTTCCTACGTTAAAAGGAAATGTAATGACTATCGACTATGATGAAGTCGATTCTATATTAACTACTCTTAATAGTGCTCCTTGTACAATATCTAATGCTAAATTAGGTACATTATTTGTAAACCCTTGGCAAAAATATTGGTTACAAGAAAACAAAGCTTATGTACATGAAACATCTACATTTACTCATAGTGGTACTGCTACAGTAGTTAACGTTGCTAATTCTGTATATAACAGTAGTAGTAATGATTACACTTTGAGAACAGGTAGTCCTTTAGCAAACTTTACTGGATTTAATATACCTAGTAAACCTACAGGATTACATTACATAGTAAATTACTATTTAGATAGTGCTCCTAGTGTAAATAAATTGTTTGTTTATAAAGTAGGTGCAGGTACTTACAGTGGATTAGATGATCCAAATACACAAATTACTACTACAGGTAGTGATACGTTAAGTGTATTGCCAGCAATACCTTTACGTTTAAATAATGTTAATTTTAATGCTTCAGGACAAAGTACAACTAAACGAGATAAGATAATAGGTTTAGCAAATACTGTTGGTTTAGATGCTGAAAATATAATAACACAAGTTATGGCAGATGTTGCTGCTGCTAACATAGCAAATTATCAAAATAAAGTAGATCACGTTTATTTAAATTTTGGAGTTAGAATTTGGGATACGTCTCAAACAGCTATGAATTATGGTTTTAGATTTTTAAGTACATTACAGCCAGGACAAGGTGTAACTAAAGCTATTTACGATAGTACACCAAGTTCAGATGAAAAACCTTACAATACTATTTTAGTAACTGCAGGTGATTATAAATTAGCATTTACCTGGGCTTACATTACATATGCTACCTATACTCTTCAACAAATTAATAGTGCAGGTGCTGGTTCTGATATCTATGAAAAATATTATTCAGATTCAAGTAAATTTGATAGCAGTAATAATTTAATAAATACTTATTATGTTTCATCAGGTGTAAATACGTATAACGTAGGTTATTTTTGTACTACTCTTGCAGATGTAACAGCTTATATAGCTGGAACACTTACACAACAATCTAGCTATTCTTCTGAAGCTGCTAATTGGATGCAACCTACGCAACCAATTACTTTTCCAGGAGTAATAGTAAATTCAGATAATACAATTAGTAATGCTGGAGGATTAAGAACATCTGAAATATATGAACGTATAACTGCTACTACGCAAGTAATAACAAGTAATACGACTTATTACATAGTCGCCACTTCTCCAACATTAAAAATTGAAATATCTGGAGGAGGTGGAGGTGGAGGTGGAGCAAGAGCTGGTTCTGGTAATGGTGACGCAGGCAGTAGTGGCGGAACAACTTATGCTAGAGTTTATAATGCTAGTGGCACATTACTAAACACTTATTCTGCTAGTGGAGGTGCAGGAGGTTCTGCAGACAATGGAGGAACATCAATAGGAGAAACAGGAGAATCATTTGGTGGTCCTGGTAGTAATGGCGTACCTTCAGGAGCTCATTCTTCATTTCAAGGTAGTGGAGGTGCTGGTGGAAATGATGGTGGTGGAAGTAGTGCTTCAGGAAAATCAGCTGGTGGTGGAGGAGGAGGAGATAACTCTTCGTTCTGGGATTTTGATGTTGATCGATATGGAAAAAATGGAGATAGAGGTGCTTACTACACTGTAAATCATACAGTTGCTAATCCTACAGATTATGTCGTAATTACTATTGGTGGAGCAGGTACAGGCTCAGGTTATCATAATGGTGGTAGCGGTAGTCCAGGAAATTGTGTATTAACACCTTTGTCAATTTCATCTGGAGTAAAAAAGATTAATAAAGCTAATGAACCTACTACTGTAGGAACATCATTTACGTATTATCAAAATGTAGTTAGTGGTATGAATACATATACCGTACATTCACCTAAAACTATGTTACGAGTAATTGATGCTCAAACTAGTAAATTTAAAATGGTTAATTTTGATTTAACTAATCCTACAGGTTTAATGATTCCTTTTTCGTATGAAGTCATTAAATCATTACCAAGTGACCATGTATCTAGTTTATTTGTTGCAAGTGCACATATATCTTTATATGTAGCTGATGTACAAGTAATTGAACAACCAGCATGGGCTGGTTTGTTAAAAATAGTACAAGTTGTATTATTTTTAATGGCAATAATATCAGGACAATTTGCTGCAGCTCAAGCTATTGCAGCTATGATTAAACAAATAATAATTAATTTAGTTATAGAAAAAATTGTAATTACTATAGCTAAAGAAGTTAGCCCTGAATTAGCAATTGTAGTTGCAGTATTTCTTGGGTATCAATTAAGTGGTGGAAAAGGAATTGATTTTTCATCTTTTAAAGACGTAGCTACATTAATAGGCAATACAGGAGATTTAATTGGCGATGTGTTCTTAACAACTGCAGAAGAACAACAAGAATCTTTATTAGCAGATTATGCATTAGAACAAAAAGAACAAAGAAAAACAATAAAAGAACTAGATGAAATAATTGAAAGAGAAGGGGGTTTAGGTAATAATAGATTAGATTATGCTAGTTTAATAAATAATGATTTACGCTCATCAATCAATCCTATGATGCCTACAGAATATTTAGCTTATTATGATAATTTTAATGTTTTAGCATTTGAAGAATTTGAGTATGATAATAAATGGGATTCTATTTATGAAACACAAGTTATGTTTACTTAAAATAACTATACAATAAGATAATTATGATGTATGATGTTAGTAACGATATTTGTAACAGTCAAACGGAGATAATTCATGGCAATCAAAGCTAGAGTAGTAAACGGTGTAACTGAATACTATGATGATGAAACTTTATTACCTCTTAATAGTTATGGTAATAATTTAATAGGTCAAGATAGAGACTCTACAGGAACTAAAGCTAGTGCAATGAGTTCTTTTCAAAACTTAGGTGGATTAACAGTTCCTAAAGTTACTTCATATTCACGTATGAATGATAACAGTTTAGGTAGTCGTAATATGTATGACATAATGAGATCTCCTACTGGTACTACAACGTTACCTCAAGGTCCTATGAATACTGTCTATGATGCAAGAGGTTATACACTTGCAGGTGGTAAAAACAGAGGAAACCCTGCTCAAGGAATGCTTGACGAAAATGAACGATTTGCTAATTTATATAGAGACGGTCTTAACAATAAAGATGGTGGCTTTATGGATAAATACTTTAATAGAGAAACTGCAAATACATTAGCTGCTTTAGCAGGAGGTGTTGGTAGTGCTATGGAAGGTTGGGCTGCTTTAAAAAATATTGGACTAATAGAACAAGAGCTTGCTGATAATAGAATGCGTTATCAACAAGAACGCGATACAAAGAAAACTCTAGCTAATAATTTAATTACAGATAGAAATGCTTGGAGAAATGCTAATAATATGACATTAGCTAATTACGTTGTTTAGGAGATTGTTATGGGCGCAGTAAGATGGACAGATATGAAACCTATGAACAATGCACCGCTTTACAGTGCATTAACTAGAGCTTCAGCAAATATTGGTAATGCAGGTGAAGGTATTCAAAAAGCTATAACTGATTTTAGTGAAAATAAAACAGAAGCTGAAACTGCAGATTTTGTTAACAGTTTAATGCAAGCAGACAATCAAGCTCAACGTGATAACTTAATATCACTTGCAAATCCTTCTTGGTTAGACATGTCTACTGTTAATGCTACGAATTATGAATTAGGACAACCTGAAAGAGATTTAGCAATTACATTAGATGAAGAAAAAAGAGCTGCAGAACTTTGGGAAGACCAACTTAAAAAAACTCAAGCAGCTGAAAAAACTGCATACAATGAACAAAAAGCTACAGATCTTATATTTAATCAAAAAATGGAAGATGAGATTTATTCAAAAAGAGCTGAATTATTAGCTGCTGCTAAAAAAGCAGAATTTGACGAAGAACAAAGATTAGAAGCAGAAAAAGACCGAAAAAATTTATATAAAAACTATGGTGATGACCCTACTGATTTTCTTAAAGATAAGTATGGTTTTGCTGAAACTGGGTTGTTTAGTAAACTTAATCCAAGTGGTGCCGCAATGGGGCAAAACGATTTAGACAATTTAAGTTCATGGGCAAGACAATTTGGTGCTAATAAATTAAGTAAAGGTCATGATATTAAAGACTTTAATGACTTTGTTGTACGTGGTGGTATTACTTTTAGTGATGAAGTAGTAGATCAATGGTACTTTACTGATCCAATAACAAATGAAAATGTTGCATTAGGTACATTTACTGATGAAAAAGCTGACAGATTATATGCAGCAATGGAAGCTGCTGCAGGTAAGTTTACTGTAGATGATGCTGCTGAAGGCACTGCATTTGGTGAAATGTATGATGCAGCTAGAGAAAAATTTCCTGATTTACTTGACCAGATTGATTTACCAAGCACTAAAGATACAAATGAATTTATAGATTTCTTTAAAAGTCTTGAACCAAATCAACGAACAAGTTCTGCTTTAACTAAAGAGTTATTAGAAACTTATATTAAAAATAATGATGACGATGACGATAACGATGTAGTTACAGTAAGTAAAGCTGTACAAAGTGAAGTGCAATCAATATTACAAAGTATGCCAAATGAAATAGATAAAATAGCAAAACTAGGTGAACTCATATTGATACCTGTAGAAGATCGAACTGAAACACAAAAAGAATTATTTAGACAATTAGAAATTGCAACAAGAAAGTAAATGGCAACTTTACCTCAGAGTAATTTTGCAGAAATTCTAGCAAGAGCTCAAGACGAGAATAACGAAAATAGTTTTACAAACTTAGTAGCAAAAAAGCAAGCTGAGCTAGGAATACTATCACAACAAAAAACAGAAAATCTTTATAACTTAACTAATGAATTTCAAACTTTTGATGTTAATTTAGGTCAAGATTTTGATGCTGATACTTTATATGGTTTTGGTAGATTAAATACAGAACCTGGTTTCACATTTGATGCTTACGAAACAGCAAAGTATGATCCTGTAACTAAAGCTTTATTGCCATATCTTGGCAAGGAAGAACCAATAGATGGAAGTAAAAGAAGTAAAAAGTGGGATTTACATCGTACTTCTTTAGCTAAACGAATGGGGTTACCTGATAGAAGTTACGTAACTCAAGGAATGTTAAACGAAGAAGCAGCTAAACAAGCTGAAAATTTTAAACAATTGCTTTATAAAGGTCAAGACCTTGAAAGTGATACTGTTAAATTAGACATTCGTAAAGATGGTGTAGGATATTTTGGTAGAGATTTAATTACTATACGTAATCCTGAAACAAGTGAAATTATTAATGAAGTTATTAATACTCCTGAAAATAATGCTGCTTACTTAAGTAACTATAATAATAAAGCTTGGAGAGAAGCAGTTAATGAGCTTCAAGCTTGGGAAAAAGGTGAATTTAAAAAACAAGGTAAAGGTTTTTGGAAAGAAGCACAAATAGGGTTACAAAAAGGAATTGATAATGTACAAGCTACAGGCTATGGATTTGCTGCTTTAATAGTAGATGCATCAGGAGATGAAGAATTAGGTAGTTGGTTTTTAAAACAATATTTACGTGAAATAAATTCAGCACAACTTAGAGGAGAAACATTACCTAAAGTTGAAGAAATAGATTGGTTTACTAACCCAGGACAAACTTTATCTAAATTAGGCGCTTTAATTGGTGAAGCAATGCCATCAATAGCATTAATGATGGGTACTGGAGGCATAACAGGCTTAATTGCTAAATCTGCAATAAAGAAAGGCATAAAAGAAACTTTTAAAGATGGCGTAAGTAATAACACTAGACAGTTATTAGGTAAACGTGTTAACAGAAGTAGAATTCTTGGAGCTTTTGCAGGTGCTGAAGTAATGGAAGTTGGTGGTATCTACGGTGATGTTGGTAATGCAGGAGAAAGAGATGCTAGAGCACAAGGTTTTGCATTATTAGGTGGTACTGCAGCAGCTGGCTTAGAATTAATTTACCCAGCTAGATTACTTAATAAATTTGGTTTAAATACAAAAGCTGCTAAGGAAACACTTAAAAAGTCTACTAGAAAACGTAATCTTGGTCAAAACATTAAAAATGTTGGTAAAGAGATGTCAATAGGAGGTCTTACTGAAGGCACGACTGAAGCTTTACAGTTCATTATTGAAGAAACTACACAAGATTGGATTAAAGAAGGACATTTACCTGAGTATTTAGCAGAAGAATTTATATCAGGAATTTTAAATTCATTTGTAGCAGGATTAGTACCTGGTGGTGCATTAAGCAGTACAGTTCAAACAGGTTCAGAATTAGCTAATAGAATTAGAGGTGATAGAGGAGCTGTAAGAGAAAGCATTCAAGAGATTAGAGAAAAGGCTTCTGAGCTTAAAAATGAGTACGTTACTGGTAGTGGCTACAATACAACAGAAGAAGCTCTAGAATCAGCAGTATTGACTCTTGAAAGCGAAGCAGAAGCTTTAGGACTTAATTTAGATGAAACTTATCAAAAAGGTGGAAATTTAGATAAAGCTTTAGATTTAGCAGGACAATTAAATCAAATTGAAGTTGACCAAAGAAATTTACCTGTTAAAGACCGTGATAGTTCTTTTAATAATGTAGTTGAAGCAAATAAAGCAATAGAAGAAGTATTAACTAATTTAAATACAGGTTCTGCTACTACTAGTGAAAATACTATTAGTGATTTAGTAAACACTAAAAGAGATCAAAAAATTGCTAATCTAAATAAGCAAGCTGAAATTGATATTCAAAAAGTTAAAGATAAAAAAACTGTTGCGCAAAAAGAAAAGAATAAACAAATTAAAGCTATTAAAAAACGTCTTGATGAACGTATAGCTAAAGCAAACAAGAATGCAGCTGGACGTATTGATAGAACTATTGGCAGCAAAGTTAGAGAAGGTCAAAGAAAAGGTCAAAGCGTAATTAGAGAAGTTATTGGAGATTCTACTAAACGTATTAACGCTATAAACAAAATTTTAAAAGGTAATGTTTCAGCAAGAAAAAGAAAACGTTTAGAAAATGAGCGTAATCAATTAGGTATTCAAATTGATAACATATCTAAAGATAATACAGGTAATCGTTTACCTTTATTACCTAAAGGCGTTGTTACACAAATTGAAAAAACTTTAAATAGTTTTGAATTTAAAAACAAAGTTGTAAAGTCAAAAACTAAAAAAGAAGTTGATACTTTAATTGTTCTAACTACTAAAAAATATGAAGAATATGAAAAAATAAAAAATAAAAAAGACCCTGACATAAATGAACTTAATAAAGCAGAAGAAGAAGTATTAGATGCTTATGATGAGTTGTGGGAAGCTACAAGAACTTTAAATAATGATATTAATGCAACAACAGATAAAGTTGTTAAAGCTAATCTTATTGAACAACGTAGAAAATTTATTGTACTTAGAAAAGTTTTAGAAAAAGAGTTTGCAGATGAGATTGTAGAAGAAGAAACTGCAGCTAAGCCTAAACCTAAAGCTAAACCTAAAAAAGATAGCACAGAACAATCTGCAGGTGCTGCTACTAAACCTATTAAGCCAACAGGTAGAGTTTTAAATTCTTTAAATCTTAATAGTCTTAATAAAGGTAGTAATATCGATAAAAAAGGTTTAAATGAAACTGAAAAGCAAAATGTTAAGCTTAGAGAAAAAATTGCAAAAGCTTACAAAAATACACAAACAATTATTAATTCAGCAACAGATGCTGCTGTTAAGAAAACTTTAAAAATTGTACATAACGAAATTCTTACTGGAGAAGGAACTAGATTTAGAGGTATTGAAACATATCTAAAAGATGCTGAAAATAATATATTAAAAGGTAAGCAAAAAAAGCAATTAGCTAATTTCGTTAAAATACTATTAGAAAAAAGTAAAAAATTTGATAAAGCATATGAAATTCATCAAAAAACAAAAGTAACTGTTTTTATTGATAAAAAAACTTACAAAATATTTAAAAATGAAAGTGAATTACCTAAAGGACATAAGAAAAAAGATTACTTTTTTATTGATGGTAGAAGCCCTAAACTTGTTAGATTAGTAAAAACTGAAGCAATTTATGTCGAAAACATAAATGAGCTAATTGATAACATTATTAAAAATATTGATGAAACTGCTAGTAAACGTCTTGCAGAGGAAGTACAAGCTAGAAATAAAGCAAGAAAAGCAGAAATTGCTAAAAGAGCTCAAGAGACTACAGGTAACTTAGATGATGTTAAAGCTGGTACTCAGCAAGCACCTAAAAAACCTAAAGAAGAAGTAGTTGAAGAAGAAGTTGTAGATGTTAAAGAAGAAACTCAAAAGCCTCAAGAAACAAAAGAAGAAACAAAACAAAGACGTACACGTGAACGTGAACAGTTTACTGAAGCTGAAACAGAATTAAAAACATCGATAAAAGATATTAAAGCAGAAATAAACCGATTAAAAAGGTTTAGAAAAACAAAGAGGAAATCTTGCTCGAAGAGTTGAAATAGAAAATTTACAATTAAAGTTAGAAGAAGCTAAAGTAAATTTAAAAGAAGCTAGAAAAGTTAAAAAAGAAACTAGAAATAAAAGAATAGCTAACAATATATTAAATAAATTTGAAGGCACATTTAATTCGTTAAAAGATTCATCTTTAAAAGTTAATGATTTATTTAAGATTAGAGATGTAACTCGTAAATCTTTCTTTTCTGAAAATGAAGATAAAACATTAACTGGCGATAAAATTAGAATTAAGCTAATTAAATTAGGTGTTAAAGATACTGCGTATATTGAAGCACTAGCAAGTAGATTTGATGAATTTAAAAAAATATTTCAAGAAAATATTAATCTTGGTTTAACTAGACAAGAAAAAGCTGAAGGTGTTTTAGCTGTTAGAGAAGTTAAATTATTATTAGATCAAGATGGCAATATGCCTGATGATGTAATATTTGCAATGTTGATATCTATGATGCATTGGAGTGGCATTAATCAAAAGAAAAGCGAGTTTAGACCTGCTTTTGCTATAGCAGAACTAGTATTTGGAGATGCTAAACAAACTAGACGTTTGCGTAAAGAACATTATGCAACTTTTGGCAATTCAGGTATTTTTGTAAAAGATGCAGCTAAAGAAATTGGTGTTGAAATATTAGATTTATTAAATATTTCTGTGCAACGTCCTACTGAAAGTGATTTTATACTTGGATTACAAAATATTAAAAACAAAGTATTTAAACGTCCTTTAGTTAAAAGAACTAATTTACAACCTAGGCTAGCTACTGCTTTAGGATTACTATCAATTCAAACTGCTAGATTTATTGAAGCTAAAACAGACGGTGATGTTGATGTTGAAAATGGCTTAATTGAATTAGCAAGAGGTGAATATGATCTAACCTTACTAAGCGAAAATCCTAATTTTAATTTTGAAGCAGAAGAAGGTAAACGAGCTAAGGAAAGTTTAGATTGGAATACTGTTTACATACAAGATAATCCTGTTTTAGAAGTTTTTAAAGAAAATAGTGAAAACCTTAAGGTTATTAAAGGTGCAGAAACTATTTTAAGAGATACTTATGATAAACCTGTAGAAGAAGTACAAGAAACAACAGATGATAGCTTCTTTACTATAAATACACGTACACAAGCTTTAATGGCAAAGCTACAAAAAGTAAAAGTGGATAGGTAAACAAGACGAATTAAAAATATTTAGTTTACTAAATGATGATGTATTAGAAGATTTAGTAGGCGTAAAAGATGAAGAAGCACAACATGATTTAAGTAAAGACGCTGTTAAAGCTGCTAATAGAGAAAAACTACAAGACCTTCAACATGTTAGAGACTATCTAGCACGAGGTAATGGTAATACAGGATTCTATTTTAAATATAAAGCACAAGTACAACATAGATTACGTATTGTAAGTAATACTATTAATGGGCAACGTAGCAAAATTCATAGAGCTCTGTTTAATCCTGCAGGTACAGAATCTAAAATAGAATCTAAATCTGATTTAGAAGTATTTAAGTTAGCAGTAGTACAAGCATTTGGTTATAACATTAAAACTCTAAAAGAAGGTAGAGAAACTTTTGAGTTAATTAATAACAACGAAATAGTTAAAGAAGTTATTAGTAACTTAAACAATAAGAAAGCATTAAATAAATCTATGAAAAAGTTAATGCAAGAAGATGTATTAACTAATGGTGGTGCAAGTGCGCATGTATTAGAGGCTTTAGTTGCTTTATCTGTTTATAAACCTGATGGAGGATTTACTACTAGTATTGGTATTGAGACCGATGGCATAACCAACGGTTATGCAATCGGTTTATTACAATTCTTAGGTGGAAACTTAGACAAGAAAACTAAAAATCCTACTAAATTAAAAGAAGCATTAGAAAGAGTAGGAGTATTTGTTAGTAAAAAAGAAGCGAAAGCTACTTATGAAAAATTTATTAACAGTAATAAAGATGATGTATATCAAGCTTTTAGTAGAAACATAGTTAATAAAATAATGAAAAAAGTGACCGTTAATAGCCCTAACGGTTTTAGTGCTACACAACAGAATGCTGTAAAAGTTTTACATGGTGAGTTATTAGATAATGAAAACGCATTAACTAAGTTTGCTAGAGATTTAGCAAAAACTCCAGTTATGATTAGTAACTATGGAGCAGGAATACTTAAAGTTATTAGAAATGTTGTAGAATCTATAGCACCTGATTTGTATGATACTTTAGGTAAACATCAAACAGCATATGATAATGCTAATGCAGAAGAAAAATTAAAAATTAAAGAAGAGGTACAAATAATTGAAAATGCTATCAATGATGTACTTAAAAAACCTATAAAACTGGTTGAAAGATTAGATAAAACAGGTACTACAAAAGATAAAGATACTGATGTAGAAATCAGTAATAATCTTTATGGTTTTAGTTTTACAGTAGGAACTGAAAAGAAACCATTAGAACTACAAGAATTTCAAGCTTACTTTTATAATATTTATTATCATGAAGGAAAAGCACACCCTAAAAAAATATTTGAAAGTGCTTTAGAAGAATTACTAGCACCAATAGTAGAAAGTAGAGATAGCATTGTAAGATCAGTCGAAGCTGAATTCTTTATGTTTATGCAAGCTTATGAACAAGCAATTGGAGATTTAGGTACAGGTGTAACTGACATAGACGTTAAGATGAGAATAGCAGCAGACTTGGCTGATTCTTTTATGCCTAGACTAAATGCGCCTTGGGGTGATAGCTCTAATCAAGGTAAATTAATTCAATTAATTAGATTTGTTGATACTAATGGAAATAGAGTTGAAGTAAAAACTAAACCTCTTGTTGAACGGTTATACAGAAAAGTATTAGGGGATTGGGTACCAAGGCGTCAAGCTAATGGTAAGCTTTATGAATTAGAAGAAATTTATAGAATTGGTGCAAATACTACGGCTAGTACTTTTAAAGAACCTGGTGTATCTGCAGTAATTAATATGGTTCAAAATATGGATGCTACTGTGTTAGCAGATTTATTAGAACAAAAACCAGAAGTGCTACCAATATTTGATGCAGTCATTTCACCAGTTAATCAAGCAATTGAGAATGCTCAAATTTATAATCAAGCTTTTTTAAACAATAATTTAAATCACGTATTTTTAGAAAAGTCTTTAGAACAATATGAGCAAATATTAGAAAACTATAGAAATGGTAATTTTGATGAAGATGCTCTTATTGAAACACTTCAAAAAAAATCATTTAGAGGTGATGAAATACAACGACAACTAAAAAGATTAGAAAGAATAAAACCTAAGACTATAGAAGCTAGAGATAGAGTTAACAAACAAAAAGACGCATTGTATAAAGAACTTAATGAAATGAGTTTAGAAAAGATTATTAAAGATCTTAAAAATGCTATTAAAACTAGAAAACGTAACCTTAATGCTTTAATTAAGGCTTATGGAGACCCTAACTTAAGTACGCAACAAAACATTGCTAATTGGACAATTTCGCAAATGTATATGCCTGAGTCTATCGTTGATGAAACTCTTACACCTGAAGAAACAACAACACAAGAGCAAGAAGGTGTAGACACTACAGAGAAAGCAGAAGAAACTACTGAAGAAACTACTGAAGAAGATACAAGAGAAAAAATTGTTATTGAAACATCAGAAGAGCAAGATATTTATGATGCTCTTATGTTTGAAAAAAATAGATTACTTAATTTACGTAAAAAAGATTTCGCTAGTTTAACAAGAAAAGAGAGAGAAGAAATAACAAATCTAGATGCCCTTCTTAAAGCTTTAGATAAACAATTTGATCTTCTTAAAGAAGATGCAAAAAATGCTCAAGAAGAAAAAGCTAATGAAGTTGAAGAACCTACTTTTAGTAGTAATGACATTGAAGCACCTGACTTTAAAGGATTTACTGAAGATAAACTTAAAACAATTGTAATTGTTGAAGAAGCTAAAGGGTCTTTATTAGCAAGCAATGGTAGTGGTAGAGTTATAGGTGCTAAAACAGGTTATACAGATATGAATGGTCTGGGTGCAATTTATATAGATATTGCTACAATAACAGAAGGTTATGCTCAAAAAGCTTGGACTAAACCTAAAGTAGAAGGTGTTGACGCATTACCAGAAGACACGTTTAAAAATGTACAAGAGTATATTAATTTTGTAATTGAACATGAAAGAGCACATTTTAGTATAGAGAATCAAAAAAGACCTAAAGGTCCTGCTAGAGAAAATCATGCAAATCAAATGGCTCTTAAAAACATTGGCAAAATTAAAGACCTTTATGATGAAGGAGAACCTGATTTTGATGCAGATGGCAATATTTTAAGGTCTATAGATAATATAGTTGCAACAGAATTAGAAGAAGTATATAGAACAAACTCTTTACGTCAAAATTTACAAGCTATTTTTGAAAAACTTGGACTAATTAGTCAAGATGCTTATCTAAATAATGAAGATAAAAATATACAACAAAGTCATTTACAACTTGTTATTGATGAGATTATTAGTAAAGCAGGTATTCAATTAGATAAAACAGAATTAACGTTATTAAAAGCTAATGTTAAAGCACATGGCGAAGCATACATTGATGATACTTCTGTAAAAATTAAATATAACAAATATCGACCTGAATCTTATTCAGAACAAACTGCACAAGAAGTTTACGCACATGAACTAATACATATTCTTACTGCGTTTGCTTTACGTAATGATGCAACTTATAAACAAAAGTTAGAAAGCATACGCAACCAGGTAAAAAAACAAATACTAAAATCAGAAAAACGTCCTTATGAGATTTTTTTGAATAAAGATAGTAATGGTAATATCATTTTCTTAACAGATAAACAAGCAGAAATTGATGCAGCTAAAGCACAATATGATTACGTATTTGGAGATAAAACTCCAGCAGAAGCTGAATTAGATGAGTTTTTAGCCTATGCATTAACTAATAAATTTTTAGTTAGAAAATTACAAAGCATGGATTCACAAGTTATTCCGCTTTGGAGTAAAGACCCTAATCAACAACTTGTTGGTAAATTGATTCAACTCGTTTCTGAATTAATGGAAAGACTTGTAAGAACAGTAACTGGTAAAAAACGACCTAGTAATGTAGAACAGCAAATATTTGAAATGACTAGAGATATAGTTGCTGTTAATCAATCTAAAAGAGATTCTATTGCTAGAGCATTAAAAGCAGATAAATTAGGTACATTATTAGATAAAGGTAATGAAGAAGGGGCTAAGTTATTAGAAAAAGCAGTAAGTAGAGGAATTAGAGTAGGTAGTGATGCTTGGATTAAGATGGTTGATAGACTTACAAGAGAAGGAAAAATTAATAACTTTTTAGCTAATGTACTATACGACACAAAATTAATAGCATATTTTGGATCATCTTATAGAGAGTTTGTTAAAAACCATCCTAAAGTACAAGAAAAGTTAAATGTAATACATAAAAACTTTAAACCAATGGGGTTAGATAATCTTGTTGGTATTAAAACAGATTTATTTGGTGGAATAGAAAATAATTTTATTAAGATGCTATATAAATCACATGACCAAGTAGATGCTAATCGTAGACAATATAAAGATGATACAAAAATTGCTTTACGAAGAATGTTTATTACATACGATGATTTAGATAGACAACAAAAAGAAAATATAACAAGAGTTATTATGAAAACAGATTTATCTGTTTTATTTAGTACTGGAGCTTTTACAACAGATGAAATATTAGAATTAATATCTGACCAAACTAAGCTTGATGCAGCAGTAACAAAATATCGCAAACGTTTAAATATTAACAAAAACTCGCATTATCGTTTACAAACATCGCAACTAGCAAACTATATGCTAACTGGTAAAACGACTAATTACAATCAGTATCTAAATGCTCACAACATTTATAAAACTGGTATGAAATCAAAAAGAGCATATGGGCGTGATAATAGTGAAAAAGAAATACAAGAATTAGATATTTATATTTCATTATTAGCTTTGCGTAATGAAAATCTTAAAGATGCAAAAATAAGTGTAAGTGAATTGATGGAAAGAGAATTAGCAGCAGAAGAATCTACTGCTAGTGAAAATGCATTTTTAGGTTTATTAAACATACATACTGCATTTAAAAATGATTCTTTAAATGAAGGTTTTTTAGACAGAACTGGTAAACCAAGCCCTGCATTAATGACTAAAGGTTATATAGCAGTAGTTACTGACCCTGATGCACAAATAATAGTAGAGCCAAGTGATCCAGATACTAAAGCTAAACTAATTAGAGAAGGTCACATTTTCATTGGTAATGTTGAATCTGATACTAAAGAACCACATGGATTGTACGTTATTTACAACAATCCTGTTTTAACAAGGACTAAAGGAATTATATCTTTAACATCAAAGCAATTTAAAGGAACTAGTAAAAAACAGATGTTAAGTAGAAACCCAGATAATGCTGATTTCATTATGACTAAGTTTGAAGGTTTTCAAAGAAGCCAAAACAAAAAAAGCCGAAAAGGAATTTTAAGTCAAAAACCTGTAATGATTCCTGTTGTAGACGAAGATTTAAATATTGTAGATTATCGTGTTACTTTAAGTCATAGCTTAACAGAAAAGCATTTAAAGCAAGATTTGATGTTTGATGAAGTATTACCGACTATGTATAGTCATTTACAGGATAAGATTAAATCAGAAAAGATTAATAGAGAAGCCATTGAAATGTTGTATTCATATGGTAAGAAAAACCATAAAGATAATACGCCTGGCTTTGTAAATATTTTAGATAATGGAAGATATCAAGACGAATACTTTTCAGCTTTACCAAAACAAGCTAAAGATGATGTAATGTATCACGCATCAGTTAATAAAGAAACTGGAAAAGAAGAATTTTGGATAGAAAGAAAATTGTTAGATACGGTATTTGGTTATGTAAATCCATCAATTGCTAATATTCCATATTTTAAAAATTCTGCAAAATATCAAAGATATGCAAAAGTTTTAGAAAAGTTTATAAAAGAAATGGTTGCAATGGCTAAAGTAAACATTGTGCTTAAAATTCCTATTGTACCTGCAGTAAACGTTACAAGTAACTTTGTAACTTCTTTCTTATATGGTGTACCTATAGATTACATTTTAAAATCTTGGAAAGAAGCTTATACAGAACTAGTAGACTATCAAACAAGAGCTCAAGAATTGCGTTTATTAGATATACGTATATCTGCATCTCCTGCATTACAAAATGATGCTAAAGTTCAAAATAAAAGAGATATTTTAGTAGCTAAAATGAATAATAGTAAAGTAGCACCATTTATTGACCAAGGTCTATTTACATCTATTACAGAAGATATTAACCAAGATGAGTTTACTTATAGAAATAAAATATTTAAAAGATTAAAAGAATCAAAAGCTGGATCATTAGTAACAGGAAAAGCTTTTGATGTAGCTAATCATGCATATCTTGGAGAAAATACTGCTGCATTTAAAGCTTCTCAACACTTTTTACAAATAAGTGATTTTGTAGCTAGATATGCTTTATACAACTATCAAACACAAGAAAAAGGTATTTCAGAAGATAAAGCATATAAAACAATGATAGAAACATTTGTTAACTACGATCAACCTTTAAATAGATATGTAGCTTATGCAAATGATATAGGAGCAATATTATTTGTTAAATACTTTGTTCGTATTCAACGTGCTGGATTTAATTTAATAAAAGAAAAACCATTAAATGCAGGATTGTTATTTACAGGAACAGGATTACTTGGTTTAGATATTGAAACTATCCTAGATTCAAGCATAATTACTGGTAATTTTTTACCAACTTTAGGTGGTTTTGATGAAATATTTGAAGAAGTAGTTGTACCTCCAGGATTAGAAATATTACAAGGAGAAGGATGGTAATTTATTTATCATCTATATCTACATCTTCACTAAGAACACGTACAACTAAGTAAGTTACAAAAACTACAAAAATAACAGATAAAACAGGTATTGCAATAATACTTACACCTAGTAGTGCTACTACAAGAATAGAAAATCCTATAGTAGCACTTGCTATTTTAAGTTTCTTCAGAAAGTTCATCATTAAATAATGCTGCAGGTGGTTTAATACTTGTTGCTTTTTTATCTGATGCTTCTACA